ACTCCTGATCAAAATCCACCTCGACCACGTAGAAGTCCCGGGACCTATTAGAGATGTAGCAGGCCAGCCAGCCTTTACGGAGACCAAGAATCCCCATCTGCCACTGAATCTGGGCCTGGTATGACAGCGGTGCGCGGCCGGTACCCTGGCCCCCCGGTGTGATGTTGCCCGACTCCCACTCGTCATCATCCCCAGCAGTCTTGCACTCGATCACACCGAGTGCTCGCCAGGACCGATGTTTGGTGACGAACCGGTCCGGAGTCACCCGCAGGAAAGGCTTCTCCCGACTGGCCCATAATCCACCGGCGAACCGCGATACTAGGCCGATCACCTGGGCAGCCTCTTCAGCCACCGCATCTTCGAACCGGTGTCCCCACTTCACGGCAGGTACTTCGCTGAGATCCTTGCCGCCCCGCTTCTTCGTGTTGTAGACGCTGAACGGGGTCTCGTACTCGGACACGCCCACCAGCGCGCCCACCTCAGATCCGCCGACACCCTCCTGGCGCGCGGCCAACCATGCCTCGGTCCCGGCGCACTCGGGGAGAATGATCTGGGCCGGACTGTCTGGCACCTGAGCAAATCGATGGACCGGATGGGGGCACGCCAGGCGGCCCCCAGAGCGGGAGAAGTAGTAATCCACCATGCCCGCTCCTAGAATCTTGCTCATGAGTCCAGGACCTCCACAGTCACCACGATCCGTACCGGACGCCCACCGGTGTACCCGGCTTTGGCGAGCTGGTCCTTGCGGACGTACAGGTCCGAGATCACGTGATCCCGGCGACCCTCGGTGAACCCGAACCGGTACGCGCCCGGGGTCTCCTTACTCAGTGGCAGGTCCAGCGTGACCTTGTCCATCACGGGTGCTCCAGTCCGATGCATCCACACTCCGGGATCACGCACACCCGGGGGATGCCACGCTTAGCGGCGTACTCCGAAACCTCCGCCAACAGATCTTCGTCATCCGGCCCATCCTCTACGGCTTGTTGGCCGTCAACGCCAACAAACACCTCAGCAGGCACAGCCTCGACCGGCATCCCGCACGCGACAGCAACCCGACGTTCGAGGGTGGCCCCAGCCGACGACCCCCAGCCCGGTAGCAGCAGTACGGCATCGCACTTCAGCATCACCAGCAACGACGCGCGCAGCCAGCACGCGTGCGGGTGCGCTCCCGTCACCCCGCCATGAGTGGCCATCTGAAGTGGGCCCGGAGGACACGGGCCATCATGGCTGACGATCGTGTCCTGTGGTGACACCGGCTCCCAGCCACGCTCGCAGGCCCATCGGCCCGCTGCGGCAAACGCTGGCCGGTTCCAGTCCGCATAGCCGGTCATTGGGCCAGCGATATAAGCGCGTCGAACCGTCGCAACAGCACTACGCGTGACCTTGTCCATCACCCCTCCATCCTGATCTTGTTAAGTGACTCCCGGTTGACAGCCGGCATCTTCACCGGACACCGGTCCAACCCCACCAAGTAGTCAATCGCGGCTACCCAGAGCCACCAGGCATCGCATTCGTTGTCGTTAGGGAATTCCACCCCACCGCGCTTGAAAGCAGCCATAGCCATGTCCGTCTTGGTCGCTCCACCTCTGCCGGTGGCGTACTTCTTAAGACTCGCTGGCATGAGCGTCCCGTACGGAACGCCCATGTCCATGAGCTGGAGCCGGACCACACCGTGGACCATGCCTGAGATGACCGCGCTAGCAGACCGCGCCGTGGGAGCTTCGATCAGTGCCAGATCAGCACCTTCGCCAAACTCCCGGACAGCCCTCCGGATATCTGCCAACCGGAGGTCCCCGTCCTTGTCGCGGGTCTTGACCGTGCGGGTCACCGCCTCATCGTTCGCCGTTGTGTACGCCAAGCCAGTCCCGGTGATCGAGAGGTCTAGGCCCAGAACCTTGACGGCCATCAGTACGGGCGCCCGGTATAGCCGTCCAGTACGTCGCCAGAGTCATCACCACGGCGACTGTGGACCGGGCATGCCGGGTGTGGCCCCAGCTCCGGCGCGCGGAACCCGCACTTACAGGGCGCCTGATCAGCCGCGTACGGGCCCACACTCTGGCACCCGTCCGCGAACGTGCGCACCGGGTCCGCGCCCTCGAACGCGCTCGGGGTCTCGCGCACCACGGGCGAGCCATGGTCACACGTCACCCGCTCAGCGGCGCGCACCGGATCAGCCACGTTTCGTACGGCCTCCAGGCGGTCCGGGAGCGCGTCCGGCGTGAGGGCGGCCGTGGCCACCATCAGCGCGTCCGGCTGGTGGCGCTCGATCCGCTGGAGCTGGGTCATCAGCGCGATGAACGCCCGAACGGGCATCTCGACGCGCCGACCACCCGTGACCTCATCAGGAATGTCGATCTCGAATTCGACGTACACACGAACCGCTTCCTCTGGCATGTCGTATCCCGCCGGAAGCGCCCTCAGAACATGCTCCCACTGTCGAACCGTCAAGTCCGTAACCTTGATCCGGGTCCGCATTCGACGGCCCTCCTTCCTGTCTCCTGAGACCTTACAGTCCTAACGGCAAGGTGTCAACCCGGGGGAGGCGAGACCACGAAATGACCCGCTGTGATCTGGTCGTTCTCATCCGTCTCCAAGCCCTCCACCTGGCCAAGAACGCGGAACGAGCACGCCGAGCACGCCAGCTCCCAGCCGCGCCAGGCCGAGACCTTCATTTGGGCACCGGCCAGCGAGAACGTGCCCAGGGGCTTGGCCACTATCACGGGCCGGAGCACCACCGTGCCGGCCGCTCCGCACTCCGGGCAGGGCTTCACGGCATTTTCCCGATCTGGTCCCCGACATGGCGCACAACCGAGGCCAGCGCCACGCCGAGCGAGCGCGTCTCCGGTTCACGCTCGATACGGTCCGCGTGCTGATAGACCTCCTGAGCGAGCCGGGAACGCCAGTGAGCCTCGGCATCCGGCACGCCGGGCCACGGGTACGCCAAGAGCGCGCTCAGATCGTACTCGACGCCATCCGGAACACCCTCAGCGTGAATCCGATCCACGTACTGCTGAAGTGCGTCCTGGAGCGTAGTGGGCTCGCCCTTGATCAGGTCCGTAACTGCCTTATGGTGCATCACGTCCATCGCGTCCATCGCGTCCATGACGGTCTGTCGATCCTCGCCGCTCGCGGCCATTAGGTCACGGATGGTAGTTTCCCGGATCAGGGCGTCCCGAGCCGCGTCTAGATCCTTGATCTCAGACATCACGTGCCGGAGTTCGTTCTGGCCATACGTCACGTAGTCCATCAGTCCTCTTGTTCCAATGGCGGGCCTCTCCCACCGCGTATTACATTACAGTCATAGCTACGAAGTGTCAAGCCGCACACGTAAGCGGCCCGCCCCGGGGAGGGACGGGCCGCTGACAACCGATCAGGCCGTGAACAACTCCCCACACTCATCACACCGGACCACACCCAGATCCAGCACCTTCCGGCTCAGCCGGATGATCAGCGGCTCCGAGCACGAACACGTGGCCTTGAGGTTGCCACTCTGAATCGTGGTTCCCTCAGCTTGACGCTTGCGGCCCCCGCCGATGAACTCGCCGCCCTCGGTATCCTCGCCCTCAGGCGTGGCCGTCCCCTTCAGAAACCAGGGGAGGTCAACCACCAGCCGGATCTCACGATCCAGTTCGTTCAGGAGATCTGCGTACTCGGCCTCGGTCCCGGCGGTCAAGGTCACGAACGAGAACCCGTGCTGGGTGTCCGCACTGGCTCCCTTGTGCTCCAGGCCCATCTCCTCAGCCAGCGAGCGGAACACCTTGTTGTGCCATCGACCCTGGCGGCTGGTGTCCTTCAAGTCCCGAACCCGGGCCAGAACGTGGGCAGCCTCATGAAGCATGGTTTGGAGCACCTGGCGAGCGCCCTTAGCCATCGTCTCCCCTGCCATGAACATCTCGCCCAGGGCCAAGTTCGTGGCGGCTGCTTCGCCCTCGGCCCGAGCCATCCAGCCATTCGCCCGGAAGTGGCCCCAGCGCGCCGGGCCGATCATTCCGGTACCGGTCACGATCACCACGTCCGGGAGTTCCGGGTGGTTCCCGCGAATGCGGTTCCAGACCTCTTCCATCAGCCTGACAACGGCAGAGCCGGTCATGTCACCAGTCTGAGTCGATGCGGTGGTCTCATCCTCCTCAGGCTGCCCGTCCTTGGCGGCTTCGTGCTCCTCCTCAGCCTGGATTTCCTCGTCTGAGGGGTACTCCTCCTCATCCATATCTTCAGCAGACTGCCCTACCAGCGGAGCCGGAATCTTGATCCGGGAAACAAGGACCGCCGTGTCAAAAACCCGGACGCCAGCTCCCCCCGGGTTACGCAGCGCCCAGTCAACTTCCCTGTCCGTCGTGTAGACCACCGACACCTTGACCCGGCCCACTTTGGCTACTACGCCGCGCCGGAGCCGACTCCACCCGTTCAATGTCCAGACGTGGACGATCTGACCAACGGTCAGCTCGTCCACTGAACGCGGCGAAACCCATCCGTTCGGCATGCGCTCCAGAGCTTCAATCAGGCTGATCAGATCGAAGTTCTTGCCACCTATCTCGAACTCGCGAGCCTGGCTGATAGTCAGATACTGGGCCATCGGTCTGTCCTCCCCGGTCGTTGTCTCGTTGGAGAGCACAACTTTACAGCCGTGACGTTAAGGTGTCAACCTGGGGACGACAAGAGGCCCCGGTGCGGGAACCGGGGCCTCTTGACCAGGGGGAACTGTTAGGCGACGGACGGAACAAGATCCGTCCGTGCGCCCTGGCCGGGTCTATCCGCCTTCCAGCGGTCCAGCTCCTCCCGAGTAAAGACCGGAAGGTTGTACTGTCCATCCACTTCTCGCCGGTCGATAGCCGGACCGATGCCGCGCGCCACATAGCTAGAGAGCGTGTTTCGCCTCAGACCCAGGTACTCGGCGGCCGGACCGTAGCCCATGAACTCAGTCGCGTTGTCCAGGATCGTCATAGTTTCACCTTCTCTCATCGCTCACATGGGCGGTCTTCCGTCCCACTATACAGGCACGCCTTCTGAACTGACAAGCCGAGAGATCGCTATCCGACCCCACCCTTGACAAAGGTAGTCATGACTGTAAAGTTAAAGGCGGTTGATGAGAGGGGAGGACGGAAATGATCCGTTCAGTGGCAAGGGCCGTCATCGCGGCCACCCTGCTTACCGGGGTAGTGGTGATCCCCGCTGACCAGGCTGACGCGGCTACCACGGCGCAGAGGTCCGCGATCGTGCGGGAGGCCAAGAAGCACGTGGGCAAGCCGTACCGGTACGGTGCGGCCGGGCCCGACCGGTTCGACTGCTCGGGCTTCACGCTCTACGTCACGCGCAAGGCCACCGGCAGGAAGTTGCCTCACAACGCCGATCGGCAGATGAGAAGTTCCTTGCTGAAGTCGATCACCAAGGGGCGGGCCCGGCCGGGAGACCTCTTGTTTTTCACCTCGGGGGGTCGCGCGTACCACGCCGCTATCTACGCCGGTGGCGGCAAGATGTGGGACGCCGGTACGTCTAGGGTCAGGTACCGATCCATCTGGACGTACTCCGGTGTGAGATGGAGAACACTACGCTAGCTAGGTACCTGAAGTGACGCGGCTCCCGGAACATCCGGGAGCCGCGTCACTTTCTCCGCGTGCCTCAGCTTCCGCCACTGGCCCGGATGGCCCATGCGATGACAAGGCCTGCGGCTCCGGTGGCTCCGGTGGCAGCGAGCCAGGACTGGGCGCGGTACCTGACCCGGAGAGCCAGAGCCTGAGAAAACCCGGTCCCAACATCGTGGCCGCGCTGATCAACATCAGGGGCCATGGACCGGCGGTTACCACGGTGTACGTCCCCCACGTCCCCCCAAGGACCAAGAACACTAGGTCCCGGTGAAACGGTGGTAATGCTCTCCTGGTCACGCACCGCGCCTACCTTTCTGAACGGATCTTGACCTAGCGTATCCGAGAGGGCCCGGAACGCTGGGCAGTCCGTCTCGCCAAGATTGGGTCCGTCACTTCGCCGTTGGACCAGGACAGATCCAGCGCTGAGCCGGGATACCACCGGCGGGCCACCCGGTCATGTGCCCGGTGCTTGGTCAGGCTGGACACTCGCCGATGGTCTACCAAGGAAGGCCAGGTGTACCAGACCTCGCGCCCGGTCCTCTCGGCCCATCCTGCCACCCGCATATCATCCGGAATGCCCGCGCGCCGGTCGGCTCGCTCGATCATCTCCGGGATGAGCCGCACGGGGAGCACGACACACACCCCCCACATCAGCTTCTGGGTTCGCACCCAGCTAGCACCGGCCGACTCAGCGGCGCGCGCCAGAGCCTCCCAGCGGATCGGCACGGTGCGACCGGTCCCGAGATAGCCCGACACCACAGCGTCCGGCGGGACGTGCTCCAGAGCCAGCTCCAGCCCGGCCAACAAGTCCTGGCAGGCCAGAGCGTCATCCTGGATCAGCACGTGCCAGTCAGCGGCCGGATCCGCTAGATCCCACGCGCCGCGCGCCGTGCGCCAGACCCGATCGGCCTTGCCCGATGGCGGCCCTTCATCGTCCCAGTGGACCGGAACCTCCCGGTCCAAGGACGCAAGGAGTTGTTCCACCTCCCCGGACCGGGCGGGGTGGGCCATCACGGAGGCCGAAAGCTTCACCGACCCGTCCGGAGAGCATCCATGATCTCAGCCCGCTTGTGGGTCCTCGATCCGAGAACGACGCCGCGAGTCTTGGCCAACATGCGGAGCTGCGCCACGGTCAGCTCTTCGATCGGGGTCCCCTCTGCGACACCCCTCAGCTCTTCCCCAGCCACCACGTTCCGATTGAACTCGTGCAGCTCAGCGGCCGATCGTTCGAGCGCGGCCACGCCCTCAGGATCAACCTCGCGCCACTCGGCGCGGTCCGGTTCCGGGGAGGGGTGAACTCCCTCGCTGGTCACAGCGGTAGTCGGGCCAGGAACGACGCCGCGCGTCTCGGTCAGCCGGGTAACGGCGAGGTGATCGTGGAAGACCTCCACCGGCACCAACACGCCCATGGCCACCAGATCGTCCAGCGCCTCCTTGACGCCGGGCCAGTCCGGGTGTTCGTAGTCGTCCACGGCGATCCGCGCGCCCTCGGCCAGGCGCGGAGCCCAGTTCATGACGTCGCACATGGCCCCATCTTTGGAGTGATCTCCATCGATGAATAGCAGGCCCACCGGCGGACCGTTGTACTGAGCCGCCGCGTCGTGCGAGAACGCGTGGATCAAGGTGATATCCCTGGTGAATCCGAGACTCTGGACGTGGTGGTATGCCCAACGTCGCGAACCGGGGTCAGTGAACGGCGGCCCGTATGTGTTGCCCGGAAGGTCCCAGGGGTCCACAGCGGTCACATGCGCGCCGTGGCCCTGGCGCGCTCCCCACGCAAGCTGAAGGGCGGTCCGACCGTGGAACACGCCGATTTCCACGATCTCTTGATCCGCCGGAACCTGGGTGGCGAAGTCCGCGAGAGCCATCATCACTGGCTCCGGCGTAGCGGCGCGCACCTGCTTGAAGAACCTCGGAGGTTTCATCGTCGCCCTTCCCTGTTGTCTGGCGGTACGAGGCGGCCGGGCGGGTTTGACCGGCTGCATGTGACGTCGGAGCGCCTGGATCTTCGCCGCCTGCCCCGGCAACGTCATAGCCTGCCACTTGCGGAACGTACGTTGGTCCCGACCCATCTGGTCCCGGCTGTTCACGCGTTCATACTGGCTGTCACTGACAGCTTTCCCGGCGTACGGGTGCCGATGCTCGATCCGGATCTCTGGAAGATGCCGGATGGCTCCGACCATCGTGAACAACTCCATGATCGCGTTATCACAGAACATATGTTCTACCGGGGCCGGGACCATCCGGCCAAGCGCGCGCACCGCATCCGAGGTCACGGCCCACTCGGTGGACAACTTGACCCCCTGGTACCCATCGTCCCCGTAGACCATCCCGGTCCCCAGTTCACGAAGGACGGTCAGGTACCGAGCCGCCCAACCGATGGTCTGGGGGAGGTGATCATCACCGGCGAACCCTACGGCCCAGTACGTCTCCGCCGCTGTTCGGGCCGCTAGGTCCAGCTTATGGACCATCGGAATCCATCGCTCTATGTGAACGATCTGGAGCCCCCGGCAGCCCGCCTCTACGAACTCCCGGAGGATCTGGTGGTACCCGTCCACCTCGGGATCGTCCGCATCCACGACCAAGATCAAGTCCGCGCTGTCCCAGGCGTTGGTGAAGTCCCACGCGCCGATCAGGCGCCGGATGTTCTCCGGGCGGCCCCGGGTCGGGACAATGACGGCCAGATCAGGCATAGGGGCTCCAAGAGAAGTACGGGCTGGTGACGGCGGGCCGCTCGCCCTGAGCGACGATCCGGCTCGGTAGCTCCCAACGCGAGCCCAGGCCGACATCACGGCTGGTGGAGTACAGGTAGTGGTACAGGATCCGAGGGACCACGGCCTGCTTGCGCAGCACGCGCATACGGCGCAGTTGGTCCGCCCAAACCCGGTCCTCCGCACGACCAGTGCGCGCTGCAGCAAAGCTGGCCTTCAGTGCTAGCTCGCGCCTGATCGGGTTCAGGTGGGAGATGTCGCGCTCGAACCGGCCAGAGAAGTTGCGCCATCGGCGGAACTCCAGCGAGTGGTACGCCACGCCGATCGGGGCCCCGTCTGAGTAGCACTGGACCTGAAAGCCCACGTAGTCCGGCCGCTGGTCCAACGCGGCCATGATCTCGGCTACGTAGTCCGGGGTCACCAGATCGTCATCGTCCACGAACGAGATGTACTCGCTTCCGGCGGTCTCCACCATGCGTTGGCGGATCTTGGGTAGCGGCGGGCTTCCGTTGTTGAACCAGCCGATCACCCGGACCTGCCCAGCGTACGGATCAAGCTGGGGGAGAAGCCCTGTCATCAGCCGCTCGAACAGCACGCGTCGCTCCCCCAGGGTCGGGACGAGGATCGACCACAACGGCACGGCTGTCATGTACCCCACCTTACAGCAGTCCGGAAGCTACCGGGATGGACCTGGTCAACGGGGGAACGAGGGGACCGGGGGGACACCCTCCAGACCCCCGCCACCTTTACATACGTGCCCCTCGCGCACGCGTGCACGCGCATGCGCGCATCACGCGTGGAACACAGAGGGGACTTTTCAACACGCGTAGGGGGTGAGGGTCTCCCCGGTCCCCCCGTCCCCCCAACGATCACGAGACCTCGACCCCTGCCCCGGCGTACTGACTGGCCGGCCCGAGTGGTGTCAGCATCAAGTATCGCGGCGAATTGGTCCCGGCCCACAGGTTCACCGTGCCGGCAGAAGCGGAAGCGGTGAGCACCACCGTGGCGGTTAAGTCAGTGGTGGCGGACCTTATGAGGGGGATCATCGCGTTCACTTGTATTCCCTGTCCGGCCCCTGTCCCGACCACTTCCATCCGGCCAAACTCTCCCCAGTCAGTACCAGCCACATTCGTCTTTCTCAATCTGAAATGTGCCAGCCTCCCGGCAGCATCCCCATACACAGCGCACCTGCACCATGCCGCGTATGCCCACCCAGAACGGAATACGAAATCAGATATCGTGGCTACCGTCTCTTCTGAAGTAACAGCCTCAGTGGAGGTGGAGGTGGCGACATCTCCGACCGGATAAGACGGCGCTGGACTGGACGACACACCGCCAATAACGAGAAGAGATCCCCGTAAAGAGATCACCTGAACATTCATTCCTGAGAATACGTTAGCTGATTCCAGCTTGGGTATGTCGGGTACAACCACGCCACTGTTCATCAGAAGATCAACAGTGCCGTCCGAGTTCACGGCGTCCACGGTGGCAGTCCGGAGATGGGTGGCCGGCTCCCCATCTGGCTCCGGAACCAGTTTCTTCCGCAACCTGGTGTAGTCGATCATGGCTATAGCTCCCGAACCTGAAGGCTGGTATCGCCGGTGAGATTCAAGGTCACGGCATCTACGGCCAACGCCGAACCGTCCAAGCTCACCACGTCACCGGAGCTGATCGTCGGATCGTACGGCCGGACAAGGGTGTACGTGGCGCCAGCTCCTACCCTGCCTGCCAGGATCGTGTTAGCGGCAGCCTGAGCTTGGCCCACGGTTTCCAGGAGGGGGGAGGCGAAGAACTCGGTCACGCGCCCGTACGGGCTGGTTCCTGGCCCGGTCCCGGCGTACGTCGGGCTTGACGGGTCATCGTCAATCGCCGTGGCTTGAACCGGCGCGTTTCCGTCCTGAGGCTCACCACGTGCCACGATCACGTTCGGTGGCCGAGTGTCATAATCCGCCGACAATGACGTCAACGCGTCCAGTGGGTACGCCGTGGCTTGATCCGGTATGGCCGTGCCCACCTGGATCTGACCGACTCGGTCGTACCATGCGGTCCGGCTGAAACCTGCCAGCACATCCAGAATTTCGGCCCATGGAGCCGTGGCAGTCTCCAGCCCGAAGATCCTGGCCACACCGAGCGTCGCTCCCACTGCACTGACTCCGGGATTCACGCCGGTCCGGTTGGTCACCACAGTGTTGATCATGTCACCGAGGTCCGTACCGGACGGTACGGTCAGCGCGTTCTCGAACCGATAGCGCTGCACACGATCCGACACATCCATCAGACCTACGTCCACCACACGCTCACCCGCGTCAACCCGGGTCCGCGCGGACGCGATCTCGTACGTGCCATAGGGAACCGTTGACACTGAACCGTCAAGAAGCTCGATGCCTAGTTCCACCTCCAGCCGTGTCCCGAACGGCGTGAGAAGATCACCCGGCCGCCGGGGGAGAAGCGCGTCACCGGTGAACGTAAGCCGTCCGTCCCAGCGTGCGTTCCGCCGGGCGTCTTGGGTCAGCGAACCGCTGGTAGGTTCCAGCTCACGCGTGAGACCTCCGCGCGAGAACGTGAAGCGGGACCATCGCCGGTACCCGGTCGGCGTGCTGAGCGCGGCCTGATGGCGCGCGGAGCTGAATCTCGTGGCCATCTACAAGAACTCCCCCGGCTCGGGTGTCTCCGGCCAGTCCTGCCGGACCATCGTCACACTGACTACTTTCACGTTCGGAGCTGGAGCGCGCACGCTCCATCCGGCCGGAGCGACCCAGCCGGGAGTCCCGCCCACCGGGCTCCAATACACACGGTCATTGGTCAGCATCTCCTCCAGCCGGTTGATCGCGGGCAAGCCCTCAGCCGCGATGACCAGGCTCAAATCCTCTCCGGCCAGCGTGGTAGACACCGACTGGAGCCCCCCACCCAGTTGCACCGTCTCCACCACCAGCCGAGGGAAAGCATGGGACCGATCAGTAACAACCGCCATCCGGTCCGTGAACGAAGAAAGCCGGTCCAAGTCATCCTCGTGCGTGAAGCTGGGCACGGTAACCGAAGCGAAGTCTGAGACCTTCAGCTCAGGCACGGGGAGCGGGCCGCCGGATACCGTCCCGTCCAGTCGGACAAAATGAGCCTCCCGATATGGCGGGATGTGGTTGCCGCTCCCCGAGGTCCCGGATCCGGTGCTGGATATCGAGGGAGTGGTCAGGGCTGTGTTCCCCGATGAATGCGTGTGGCCGGTGGTAGGGGAGTCCCCGAGGTCACCGAATGACGGGGCTTCGTACGATCCTGTTCCACTCACACCCACGTTCGTATCGTGCTGGTGCGCGCCGATGCTATGGGCGTGAGTAGGAACTGAGTGAGTGTGCGTGCTTGACCCACCAATGGAGTTGACCGAGTCAGATCCATCGTCCCGAGCGAAGTATGTCCGCATGTCCGGCGTGCCGTTGTTCCCGTCGCACAGCGTCAAGAGCGGGTCTAGATCACCAGCCGCACCCAGGTACAGTCCGATAATCCGGGTCTGGGTCCCCCCACCAGTGTTGCGCAAAACGCGTAGACGCCGGTTCGGTGGCTCCAATGTCCCGGATCCGGTTGTACCGCCACCAGCCGATACAAGGTTGCCGATGCCTACAGAAGTTGATGTCATCGGGTGGGTGTGTCGTGGCAACCATCTGGGAGTACTGACACCGGACCCGGCATCTACGCCGAGAGGAACACTGGTTGACGTGTTGTTCAGCGTATGGCTATGACTGAACCCAGTGTGAGAGTGGCTGCTGACCGCATGAGTGTGCGTGCTGGCCCCAGAGCTTGAACCACCGTTCCCGGCCGCCGGAGCACCCCTCAGGAATCGACCGGCACTGTCTCCGTCGTCCGTCCATCCGGATACGCTCTCGGTCGCCCATCCCAGGACTCCGGCCGGATACGCGGCCTGGGCCCCGTCCGATTCGATCCATATCACGGTCCACGTCGGCGGGATGTTGTCTTCCGCGTCAGTTCCGGGTGCGGATGAACCGGAGTTTCCCGCCGGGTACGAGTGGGTGGCACTGGGTCGTACGTGGTAATGAGGCTGATTCGCCTGGGTGATACCGGCGTTGTTGTACCTGGCCGATGTGGTGGAACTATTGCTGGTCCCCGTATTACCGCCTAACGAGTGACTGTGCGCACCGATGACGTGGGCATGGTTGGGAGTCGTGTGGGTGTGGCTGGACGTTCCACCGGTAGCGGTTGGCGCGGCCGTGGTACTCGCTCCCATGGGGTACCGGTCGTCCAGTGCCGTGACGCGGGTCCAACCGCTTGGGATACTCGCGGCCGTGCCAGGCCAACCCAGAATGAGATCCGCCGGGATGGTGGAGGGGAGTTCCACGAACGTCGACACATACCCGTGATAGCGGACCCGGTACGTGATGTCGCATGGCTCGCTTGACACTTCACAGTCAGGGCCGGCTACTGGCTGGGGATCGAGCTGGGGAATCGCCAGATCCAGGTACGTTCCGTTCAGCCCGTCCGGTACGGTGGCGATGCGCTGACTTCCGGTGCAATCATCGCGCCAGACTTCGGCTACTACATAATCGTCGTCCCAGGTCTGACCACCGGGACTGCTCCAATTAACCCGGTAGCCACCAAACTCAGGCTCTACGGTGACCAGGGGAGGCGAGGGCGGCGGGACGGTATTCTCAATACCGAACGCGAGTGTCTGGGTGTGCTCGAATGGGTCCGCTCCCCGGATGGTGGAGCGAACCGTAAACTCCGCTGTGTACGAGTCATCCGGTAGCCCCGTGGTGGTCACATCAGTGGGCGGAGTGCCTGACCCTGAAGTAGAGAACACGACGACCAAGGCCGCGTTTCTCACAGTCACGGACCAGTTGAGCGCTGGAAGACCGTCATACCCGACAGTGCCAAAGTAAAGATCTGGCTGGTTGGTGTCGGTAACCGTCCCGCCAGTCTGATCCACCCCGGCGTTGTCGCGGATCTCCGGTGAGTAATCAGGTCGGGCCCGACAGTCGATATCCACGTAGCACTCAGATGTACGAAGCTCGGTCAGTCCACCGGCCTCGTTGTTCGGCCAGCCCCCGCCGATGTTCAGGTCCGCCAACGCTCCGGCCGTGTCCAGACCGTATTCAGCAGTTTGGTACCAGTTTCCCGCGCGTTCCGTGAACGCGGTGTCTACGGCGACCGAGTCATATTCAATATAGTCCTCAGTCCCTCGGCCAAGATCGATATCGTCGGTTGCCGTGCCGACATCACCTCGGATACGGATACGACCCCTGATCCGGTGACGCTGGTGGTCGGCTGGAGGAGTGTGAGAGGCGACCCTGAGGTTCCAGTTATCCCCGTAATCCGAAAAATTGAAGTCAATGTATGTCGCATCGGAATCATCGTCAGTGACAGAATCCAGCGTCCCGGAAGGCACGGCTGTCCCGGCTCCGGACTTGCGCACGGAGATCGGTCGGAGAACGTCAACGACAGCCATGATGCCCTCTCAGTCCAGCTCACAGTGACACCCTATGTTCCCACGTCCGCGACTTGAGGAGGCGGCTCCGGGCCGGTACCGGTGAACGCGGCGGTGACCTGGCGGATACGACCCGCCCTAACGATCTTGACAGACTCCTGAACCGGCGCTCCCCAGACCTCGCTGGCGTCGCTCGGGCTGATCAGGACCAGTGGCCGGGCCAGAACCGCACGAAGACTTGCCAACTCCGCCTCGCTCTGCACGGCGGCCGTCATGCTCAGGTTCCGGCCACCGGGCGGAGCCGAGGTCACGAACCGCGCCCCGTTGACCCCGGTGGCGGCCGTGAACGGCCGATCCACGGTCCAGTCGAGCTTGCCCAGGGCCACGGCGTACATCGGCCCGTCCAACCCCGTGGTGCGGATCAGATGCTCGTCCTCGCTCCACGTCAGGCAGAACAGATCCGGACCGGAGTCAGCGGACCAGTCCGAAACCAGAAGCGAGCCGTCTGACTGAACGATGGTGCGCGCCCGGTAGTACGAGCAGCACTCATCCGGTTCATGATCACATGTACGGCCAACCCCGGACCGGGGGATCGTGAAGTCCACCCAGGTGGCGCACTCATCGGTTGTCAGCGGCCCGAGGATAGCCAGGCTGGTCAGAGTCTGGGAGCTAGTAAGCGACGCCGGAGCGTGGATGTCCCAGACGTTGCCCTGATCATCAGTAAATGTCTGAGTTCCGACCATGTGATCGGTGAAGTCCGGTGAAGCCAGGATCTCCCCTGCATGACCTACGCGGACCTGGAGTGAATAGATTCGTCCGGTCCAGCGACTTAGCGCGCCGGAGTCCCCGATATACGCGCCCACTGTGAGGTCCGCTGTACTGGATGGATTCAGTGACGTAGGGGGGTCACCGGTCACCGGCTCACCTACTGACTGCCACACTCCATCCCCATCCAGGTATTCAAATGTGACGGTCCATCCACCCACCCCATTGTCCACGTCCAAGTGGACACGGAGATGAACCCGGCCGTACGGGTCGATCGGTGCCCGGTCGGTGGCGTATGCCGTGACGTTACCCGCCACCGTGCCGTCCGTGCTCCAGACCAGTACAGGACGACCGGCCAGTGCTGGATCTCCTTCCCCATCCGCGTCCAAGCTCAGCCGCCATGCCCGCTGATCCCCGGTGGTCAGGTAATTCGCGACCAGAGTCTCATCTTCGGCCGGATGCCAACCATCATCCCGAGCCGCCAGGACAGTAATCTCCAGGTCCTCTACCTGAACCGGGCCAACCGTAGACGCGTACGATCCAGTCGTTCCCGGTAAGAGCAGATACCCGCCCTCGGGACAATCCACCCGCTGGATCTCTACCCAGCCCACCGAACCATCGAACTCCGTCACGTCCGGGGCACAGACCTCGATCGAGTAGAACGGGACCTGAGGTGTAACAGTTGGCATGTCCGGGGCCGGGATCGCTCCAACCGAGACCGTGAACTCCAGAACCCCCTCATCACTGGCGTATGCCGTGTTCGCGCCTAATGTAGACCAGACCATCAGGTGTGCTACATAATCGCCATTGTCTAGCGGAACGGTCTGCCGGTTGATCGGAGAACCGGAAACTGTGCCGGTGTCCCAGACGATCGCACCGTTCAGGGTGACCCAATACCGATACTGGCGCGCGGCCAGATCGTCCAAATCCAGAGCGTCCGCCCGGATGGTCGGCTGAGCCGTGTCGCTCACCATGGTTGTACTCGACCCAGATCCATCCAGAATCTGAGGCGTGAACGTCGGGGCCAGTCGCGAGTCCATGTCCAGATACAGCTCTGTAATCCGAACACCAGAGGTCTGACCGGTCACATAGCAACTGAGCACGGTGGAGCCATCCGCCGGTGCGCCGGTGCCCCATGAGCCCGTGACAGTCTCCGGGGAGGCACCGAACAATGCGGCGGCTCCGGCCACAAGGTTCCCGGCGGAGAGCCGAACCGCCCACCATGCGTTTCCGTCTTCACCGCGCGCTCTGAGCCGGACCTGGTGGCGTCGCTCTCCAGCCGGTGGTGAATCGACGGGGGTAGCCAGGATCAGCGCCGATCCATCGCCGGACCACGTGGCATACGTCGTGTCGTTGTCGTCCGACGTGACCCCGTGCAACGTGCCAGCACTGGGCGTCCATCCGACTCCGGAAGAGGTGGCGGACGGGCGAAGTGTCGTTATCGTGCCCATGTCTCACCTCCCCGTTATCGCGCCAGCGTTGCTTGCCCCAGCCGCTCCAAGACGGCTTCAGCGGCTTCTATACCGGCCTCGCGCCCACTGACACCTGAGACGTGGACGTGGATCTCTCCAATGCTTAGCGACTGGCCCAGACTGGCCCCATCGCCACCACGCGGTCGTCCGACTGTGAAGCTCGGTAGGTCTGCGGTCAAGCCCTCAAGGGTCTTCTGGACACTGGCGAACCGGCTTTCCAGACCGCGCTCAAATCCAGCCATGACCAATTCGCCGGAGCGCTCCAAGATGCGCCGGTCCACCTCGGCGGGGCCCTTCCAGCTCGGCAACATCGAAGTCAATGAGTCGAGAACACCTTTTACCCTGCCAAACCCGCTCTTAATACCTCGAATTAGCCCGTCGATGATCGCCCGGCCTGCCGAGACCAGCCAAGATCCGGCAGCGGCGAACGCGCCCCGGATAGTGTTCGCCAGGCCAGTCACTACGGACCGTATCGTAGCGGCGGCGGCGCGCACGGTCGAGATCATTCTGTTCCAGCCGGCCACCCACACTGACCCGAGGGCCGAAATACCGGCTTTGACCACCGCGAACGAACTACTAGCCGCAGCGGACATCCCGCTCAAACTAGCGGACCAAGCCCCTTTAATGGCCGTGATAGCCCCGGTGATGACACCTTTTATACCGTTCATAGCCGCCGTGACAATCGACCTTATGTTCCCCCATACTGCAAAAATAACGTTCTTGATACCGGCCCAAGTCCCAGCCCAGCTACCGGATATAGCGGCCGAGACAGCGGCCATTACGCCTTTCACTACGGCGATACTGGTGGACACCGTTGACGTGATTATCTGCCACGCCGCACTCACCGCGCTAGATATGGCCTGCCACATCCCGGAAAAGATCGGGGTCAGGGGGGCCAATTTTTCAGCGACCGAAGCAACAAAAGAACTGATCATGGACCCTATTGTGGAGAAAAACCCTGCTATCGCGGGAACAGCAGTGCCGGTAATCCAGTCGATTGTAGCGGATCCAGCATTGCGTATCGCATTCCACGCTATGATCAGGCCATCCAGAACTTTGGACAGGCCGTATATTACCAGAGCTACGTTCATGACAGATGACGCAAACGCGCCAAACAACAGACCGATATTTCGGACGTTGTTTTCATTGGACGCGAACATCGCGAACACTTCGCCGAAAAGAGTTCCGAGTCGGGGAAGATTCTCGCCAACGGCGATTAGCGCGTCACGCATTCCTTCCAGCGTTTTTGGATCGGCAGTGAGAACCTTCAAGAACTCTTCCACAAATCCGGCCATGCCGTCAGTGAGCGGCTGGATGGCCGGAGCCAACCCGGTGAAGATCTTTTTGAGAAGTGGCTCGATCCGTTCCGCCGCTTTGGACAGCGAGTTCAATGCAGCAGTGAACGGCTTGATAAGAGGGCTGGCCGCGCGCTGACCTACTTCCTTCAGCGTGTCACCAAGACGTTTCAGAGAACCATCCAGCTTCTCAAACGCGGCGTTGTCCTCTACGGCTGCTTGGGCCTTAGCCAGCTCCGCGCGGGCCTCAGCCAGTGAGCGCTTCGCAGCGGCCGTGCCTGACTTCGCCCGTTCTTGCGCCTTGCGGACGCGCTCCTCAGCCTCGTCTAGATCCTTCTGAGCTTCGTCCCTGGATTTCTTCGCACCAAACAGTGCGGCGGCGCCGATACCAAGGAAGACCGCACCGAGTCCCGCCGTAGCAATAGCCGCCGCGAACGCAGCCACGAACGCGACAGCGGCCGTCCCAGCTACGGCTGCCACGGCAGCGCCTACAGGGGTAGAAAGTGCCGCCGTGAGTGGCGCACGAAGCGCATCAAACGCGCCCTTGTGAGGCTTGAACGCATTAGCCAGGAAACTGGAGAACTTGCCCCTGCCCAGACTGTCCCCGACACCCTTACCGACACCTTCACCAGCAGCACGACCAGCTTCCTCGCCGGACTTGACGAACTTCCCACGAGAATCCCGGAGCCTGCCATCCGCACCTCGGGTGATGCCCTCCCCGAGTTTGGCCCCAGCTTCCTCACCTGACTTGCTGATTCCCTCAGTGTCTACCGGGACTTCCAGCGGGTCTAACTTGATCTTTGACAGTGCGGAGTCAAGGTCTTGTTGTGTCTGCCGAGCGAAGTCGCGTACATCCCCCTTGACCTCAACCTCAGCGCGGCCTACATCTGTCACAACCTCAGCGTACGGGCTGGAGAGTGCCCCGTCATTCTAAATCAAGGTGACATCTCGACTAGAGTGCCCTGTATGGACGTGTCCCGTGCCCAGCTCACCAACACCGGGCAGATGATCCAACTAGTGGATCCAGAGTTTCCTTGGACCGTAGACGTGTACCTGGTCCCAGAAGCCGACCGGCCAAAGGTTCGCGGCCTGGTGGTGTGGGCACGCGAGGATGATCCGATCACGTCCAGCGTCCTGGCCCAGATCCCGGTCCGCCAGCTAGCTACCGTGGCCGCTAGTGCGCTAAAAGGGGAGGGGGAAGCCCAGTACCGGATGTTGGCTCGTCCGCGCCCTCAGGGCTCGCGGAGCTGGCCACCCGATCATTTTGAACGCGTGGCCCGTGTAGCCGCGTGGGCGAAGCAGACCGGGCGGCCCGGCGGGGCGGCTGGAGCCGTGGCCGAGTTCTGGGGCGTTCACTACCGGACCGCTCGGAGGTGGCTACGGCACCAGTCGTAGGCCGAGATCCCGCCATCGCCTCGAACTCGCTCATGATCTTCTCACGGTCGCGATCCCTGCGCTTTCCGGTGGCGGTCAGGGATTCGTTCTCCAAAAGCGCCAGGAATTGGTCCAAAGCGTCTTTTTTCAGCCGCTCCACGATCACGGTATAGACCGCGTCCAACGCCGCACTCAGCGGTTGCTGGTCCCATCGGAATCCAGCCAGGGCCAACGCGCCGCCGACAGCGGGCCACTGACGGTTCGCCACGGTGGCCAGCACAAGAGCCGCGTGGAACGAGCGCCCGGCAGTCTCCTCAACCGCATCGGTCAGAGCCTCGGTCAGCTCCTCCGCCGAGAATTCGCCGGACAGAAGGAGATCATCCACGTTGCGAGGATCATCCGGTCTTGACTCAATAAAGTCAAGAATGCGATTCACGTCTCCCGAGGTCAGTACCGGCCACCATTCGATAGCCGGAAGGGCCGGGATCTCGTACGCCCGGCCCCCCAGCTCGATCTCTACGGCCCAGCACCGCATAGACGCGGCCGGGTCCACGTTCACGGCTCAGCTCCGAGCCTGGGCGGCCCCAGCGAAATCGTCCCAATACTTCAGCTTGTAGTGGTACGTGATGGTCCCGGTGGGAAGGTTGATGCCGACGATGAAGTACCCGTCGAACATCGGATCTCCGTCTGGATGGTGCTGCTTGCTACGCCACGAACTGAAGCCCATAGCGCGGCACAGCGCGGCCGTGAGTGCGCGCCGGTGGTCGTACAGCTCATCGAACGTGTGGAATCCGTCGCTGATCTTGGACGCTCCGCCTGGAAGCGCGCGGAGCGTCTGGTTCAGCAACGCGCGGATCGTGTCTGCCTCGTGGTTACTCGCCACGTGAAGATTCAGCGGCTCCAACTCGGTGGCAACCACGTAGGCGTACGGCATCCCGTTCGCAAGTGCATCCAGAACCGTAGATTCCGCGTCGTCCTCTGGAGCGTAAGTCTTGTGGTACTCAGTCATGGTCACGCCTAGAAAGACCAGCCTTGTCAGCCCAGTCCAGATCGAGGAACGAATTGTCTGGGCTGGAGACCAGATTCTCCGCGATCGCCTGTCCGCGACCAATCTCAAACCCGTACGCCCGAGCGTTTCGATCGATCTCACGGGAAACATCCCGGCCCACCTCGAATACCGGCGGCTCCACCACGGTCTGAGGCCGGGGCACCGAACCGGCACGACCGGTGCTGTCCCTGATCCCGGCCCGGACCGCTGAGTCCTTGGCCTCGATCAACTTGTTCAGCGCCGTAGTTAGCTCCGCCGAGTCCGTGAGGATCGCCCGGACCAGCTCCACGGCCGCCGCGTAGAACGGCTGGGAGTAGACCTGAAGGCCCTGGGGGAGGTGGGAGTATGTCAGCCACTGGAGCGCGGACTGGACGCCCGGGTGACGGCCTACGGTGACGCTCTCGGCGTGCTCGCGCGTACCCGGGACGCTGGACGGGTCGATCTCGCGATTCCCCACCTTCATCACCGTGCGCTCTCCTGGCGCGGCCCGGAGGGTGTGATCGGGCCAGGGTCCGGGCCCGGATGTTGTGGGCCGGTCGGATGTGTCTTGGTCACTTTGCCGCCTTCCTAGTGGGGACCTTGCGGGCCGCCTTCTTAGTAGCCTTCTTGGCCGCGCGACGCTCGGGCCGCGTGCCGCTCTCCGCGCGCTCTGCCTCAGCCGCTTCCGCGAACGCCGAAACGGTCAGGTTGATGATCTGTGCCGTACCGGCCAGATCTATCTTTCGCTCTAGCATCTGGTCATCTAGCCAGTTCGAGTCCGCTGAGTGAACGAGGACGGAATCTATGATCTTGCGCGTGCGTTCCAGAGCCGCCATCACCTGCTCAGCATTCCAGCCCTGGATATCCGCGTCCTGAAGCTGGTTCAGCGTTCGCTTCCAGACGAGGATCTGTTCCGGCGTAAGCATCCGGACCCACAAGCCTCTCCCCATGAACTGGATCTCCAGCTCAGGGACCAGAAGAACAGGGGCCTGGTTCTCAGCCCGTTCGGTCATGCTGCCACCGTACCCCAGAGTGACAGGGCGTTTCGACTCAGCCGATAGTGACCGTGAATCCTTCCTGGGGGGCTACCTCGCGGAGGGCCTGGGCAAGGTACGGCCTCCCCTTGCGCGCCTTCTGGTGGACCTGACGCGCGTAGACCACACGGCCATCCACCACGAACCGGAGCCGACCGCCAGGCCGTTTCGCACGGATGGTCAACGCGCGTCGCCCCTCATGGACAGCCGCCGCGTACTCGGCCGTATAGGCCACACCCCCGATGACCAGCGCGCCGTTGACCCGCGCGAGATCAGGGCGCCCAGACGCACGTAGAGGCCCGTCGTCCACCGGGACGAGGATCTGACTCCGGGTGAACGTTCTCCTGACCGCGCGGTTCACGCGTTTACGAGCCTCTTCGATGCCTATGCCTTGGAGCTTAGCCCGATCAAGCTGGAGCCGGTACGCCACCATGCCGCGAGCATATCGCTTGACACGTCCCCGTGATGCCTGTAAAGTCATCCCTGTCGGCGAGGCCCCCGGTGGAGACGGTGGCTACACACCCCGGGTAAGTCCCCGCTGACAGCACCACGGCTGACAGGCCATCAGCCGTACCGGGGGGCCCGCGCGATGTCGTGGTGCCGACTGGGGGATGCAGGAACCGCATCGAAGCGGATCCTTAGCGGAAACCCCCGGGCCTCCCACCAAACAAGCTTTTGCCGGTTACATCGAGTCACGCATAGATCTGTGACCGTTGACACATTCACGCGATGACTGTTAGGTTCAACAGCAGGAACAGCGGCGGCCCCCGGCTGGTTCGACTCCCCCGGGGGCTGCCTGCCGTTTAGGAAGATACCGGGCCAGACTCGGCACAATCGCACGCGGGCCCCAGGATAGTGACCGGCAAGATACCTCCGACACATCCGCCCTGAACGTCGATCGGTTGCCAGACCCCGGGAAGAACCCGACGCGCCCGGCCTTGACGCGCGTCGATGAAACAGCAGATCGCACGCCTCATCGCGGCGGCATCGTCCATCACAGCCTGAACCGTGGCCTCCCACTCAGCCCCGGTCGGGATCGAGTCCTCATCCCCAGTCGGGGCGCACCGGACCGCGCCCATCTCCAGCGTGACCGCCCATGCCAGCGTGCCCTTAGGTGGGGGAGCCGCATCCTGAACCGGGAATGCACCGGAGCTGGGATAGAACGCGGAAGGCCGCACCCAAGCCAGGCCCTGGCAACATTCATCCTCGTACGTGCTCAGAAGGTGAGCCACCACGTTTCCCGCGCGGAGCTGGACGAACTCCGGCGGACTGGCCACCTTGGCTACTTCTTGGTCTAGGCAAGCCAGAAGCTCCTGAGCAAGCGGCATCACCAGCGGGTCCGCGATCATGTCAGCCTCTCTCCAGTCGCTCGATCCGGCGCGTACTTTCGATGGCCACGTCAGAGATGTTCTTGTGCCACTGGCTATGAGCGTCGGCCAGCTTCCTCGCCACTAAAGCGCCACAAATGAAACAAATACAGTTGTCGGTTGAAGCAGGCGACAAGGGTGTATCAGCCAGTGGCGGGATGGTGGCAGATTCAACCATCTCACTTCCGCGCATACTTCCCATGTCAACTCCCCGCCGGGACCACGGTCATCCGGTCACACGCTTCGGGGAGGTCCAGCGAAAGCACGACCGGGGGCCGCTGCCGCTTGCTTGGATTCAGGGCCTGAATCACGTCATCCACCTCACGGATACCGGTCCGCCCGTCCTCCGGACTCGGCGGCTCCAGCTCCACCTCCACACCCTGGCGGGACAGCCGGGTCATCTTGGTAGGCAGCTTGCACGGACCGCCAGTCAGACTCTTAGCGTACTCGCACGCCAAGAGCGCGGTTGCCACCTGGAGCGCAAGGGGGAGGGCGAGTCCGTACCCGTACGTCACCACGAACGCACCAGTCTCATCCTCCCCAGCCGTGAAGTTCTGGCACGTCGGCCAGCACAGGCCATCGATGCGGACCAAGAGGTACGCGCCGCCGGTCACGTCCACGCGGTACGCACTGGCCGGAATGACCGTCCCGTCCACCAGCACCTCATCCACGCTGTGGACCGGCCCTCGGAGCACCACGGCGCACGCCTGGTTTCCGCAACAGGCCGAGGAACACCCGGTGTTGTACCAACGGCCGCCGAACAGGAACGGGCTACCGGGTCGCCCGAGACCGTCATGGCCAGGAAGGACCGCGTACTCCTGGTACGCCACCTCTGGGCCGCGCGGTTGACCCGGCCGAATCGTCACCGTGCACACGCCGAACCGGCGGCCGGTCGCACCCCAGAGGAACGTAGAGGCCAGCTCCAGCGCAGTCTCCTGGATGGCCTCGGGGTAGTCCGCCCAACCAGAACACACGCCCAGGGCCACAGGGTCCACGTTCCAGTCGCATGGTGCCACGGTGGCCTCCTCAGCTTGTCAGTGCTCAGCGTACAGGGACAGCTTCAAAGTGGCCAGATCCAGAGCTTGACACTTCACAGTCATGCCGGTAATGTAGCTCGCATGACAGGGATGAAGCGCAACAAGATCATAGACGAAGCGAAACAACTCGTACTGAGCGAAGGTCCGAGCAACATCCTAGAATTCGGCGATGAATACGTTGCCGACAGGCAAAGGGGTGCCAACTGGACCAATGACGAGGCAAAAGCCATCCTAGAAGAGGCCGTACGCCAGGCCAGGCGAGTTTACAACTTTCTCGGCTATGACCCAGTTTGGTAGTAATCACCACGGTAAGCTACAAAGTGAGGACTCCCGGGAAGATGCCCGGGAGTCCTCACTTTGTAGCTACGACGACAAGGACTGGCACCCGCACTCGGGCTCCGGCGGAGCGAGTTGGGTCCAGATCGGGAGGTGATGCGTGTCGGTCGGGATGGCCGTGAACAGCGGCGAAGGATCGCCGTTCAGGTCCAACACCACGTCGTATGGGCCGACTCCCCACGGCGTACCCTTGCGCGTGCGGCCGGCGATCGTGAATGTGATCAAGTCGTTGGCCAGCACGATGTCTTCGGTCAGCATCCCCTCGACAACCCACGGCAAGAGGTTGTACCCGTAGAACGGAAGCGGGTCACCGGGCAGGCACTCCTCTTCGGAGTTGCCCATCCACATCTCCAGCGCGAAGTTGGCCGTGGCGAAATCGGACTCCGTGACCGGGAACCCGATGACGCGGCCCTGGTCATCCTCGTACGGGGGCAGCCCGGTCAGGATGGTGAACAACTCCGGATCCACCTCTTGGAAGACGGCGGACACGTCGTACCAGTTCAGGTCCGGCCGGCCCCTCTCATTGACGATGGCGCGGCCCCGAGCGTTGCGCTGGAGGAACCGTTCACCTTCCTCGACGTTCGGGGTTATCGTGACCGACACATACCCGTCCGAGACTCCGTACGCGCACTCCCCATACTCGGAGTTGCCGCACTCGTCCAGCCGGGTCGCACGAATGGTTTCCCCACGAAGAGGCTTCGCGCACACCAGATTAGCCATTACGATCCCACCTCTTCCAGCGGATCGAACTCCGCCCGACCGGCGAAGCACTCGAATGCAACCGAATACGCGCGCTCGGCTACCAGAATCACTTCGTTCGAAATCTGATCGAACGAGTTGTAAATCTGAATCTCCGGCGCACGCCACACAGCGGTCTGGCCGGTAACAATCACCGACCCAGCCGGATAGGCCCCGAAGGACCAGATCGAACCCAACGGCGTGATCTTGCGCGGACCATCGGGGATGACCAGGCCTGCTTCAGCGGCGAATGCCGCCACCTCCACCGGCGCGTGAATGTACGCCGCGCCCCCGTAGCCGGTGTCCGTGTAGGCGTAGCGCTCCAATGCGCCCACCACGTCCGTGATCAGTGCGGGATTGTAACCGGCCGACAGATCACGCGTCTCAAACGAGGCGATGATGCCTGGTCCGGCACCGCTGATCGTAGCGTGAACACCGCTGGTGAATACCAGGCCGTCATCGGAATACCACGCCGTGGTCTCGTCCTGAGGAACGTCCAGCGTCAGAAGGACGGTACCTCCAGCGCCGTCACGAACCTCCAACTTTCCCGCGCCCGAAGCGGCGCCGTTGGTGGACGAAAGGACCGCCGATTTCAGGATCGTCGGGCCAGCTACCGCGAGCCCAGTAGCCGTGGCCTGGGTAAGCGAAGTATCCGAATCATCCGGGCCGACGATATCCGTAGCCTCGGCATCCAGGCTGAGGATGCCCAGAGAGTTTCCCTCGAAATCGAGTCCGGACCAGAGCGCGCGTTCTACAGCCGCCTGTTCGGTGAACTCCAGACGGCGGAGAACCTTAGTCCGGAACTCCTCATCCGTGTAGCCAACCGCGCCACAGTTCAACGTGGCCAGCACCACGAACACGCCTGAGGAGATCTCTTCGTTGTCCGTGTCCAGTGGCTTGGTCGGCGCAACCACTTCACCGGTGTAGCAATTCACGCCGTAGGCGTACGCCTCTCCACACGTGACCGGAACGTACCGGACACCCCCACCCTCCCCGTGCGTGGGGAGGTCAATCGGGCCGGCGGCGGCATCGAAGAGGCCATACCGGCGGCGCAGTGGTTCCGGTGCCGGGACGATCCGGCCGGGAATCAGGACCATTACCATTCACCTTCTTTGATACTCGGTCGAGCTTCCAGCCAGACAAGTTGTCTGGCTGGAAGCTGAGAAGGTGATTAGGAGCAGCACGCCGTGATGCCCGCAGGGTTCACGTCGGTCGTGTACAGCCGCGAGTCCGAACACATCTTCATGGCGCTCAAGCCATCCTCGACGAACAGCGCTGTGAACTGGTTCTGGGTCAGCATCGCGTTGTCGTACACGGTATCGATGTTGATCACGTCCTGCTCGCCCTTGACCCAGGTGCCGGCCGGGTACACCAGGAACGTCACCGTGGTCGGGAATGCCGTAGCACTGGCTGAACCACCGAATGCTCCCCCGGAGAACGCGTCCTGCCAGTCGTAGACGAACTGGACCCGGGCGCCCCTCGTGGTGAACCAGGAGACGATCTGGGCGTCAGGGACGGCCATCTCCGCCACACCCTGACGACGCGCCATCGCGGCCCGGATCGGGCCGATCACCCATGCCGGGAACACAACCTCCACGGTGGAGTTCATGGACATGCGGTTCCGATAGCGCATGTCCATGATCGCCAGCTCTACCGCCGCGAGAACGTTGCTCGCGGCATCGTCGGAGCTGGCGGGCTCCGCGATGACGGCGGGGGCAGTGGAGCCGGCCACCAGTCGGGCGATCATGGATTCGTTGACCTTATGGGCCAGGGCCGTGATCGCTTCCTGAGTGAACTGGGTCACCGCCTCGGGGTAGCCGCGCTGCTGGAGCAGGTTCCCGGTCAGGCAGAGGTACGCCACGTCCAGACGAATATCCACGAAGTCGGGGCACGGGACCTCGACACACACCTTCTCGGCGCCGTTCTGGACTTCGTACTCGGTGAGGATAACGTCCCCGCTGTCTCCGATCAGATCGTAGATCGTAGCGAAGTTCGGGCCACCGTCCTCCGGAATCTGGAAGCCACCCCGACTGGCCTGGAGGGTTGGGATGTCCAGCATCCCGTCCATGGTCGACAGGGAGCACAGATCGTACAAGATCTCGGATGGCGCGCACCAACCAACGGCGGCCGTCAGGGAGCGACCGGCGTCCACCTGGCGTTGGGCGGACTGGGCCAGCGAACCACCGGGGAGGCGGCGTTCATCGCGCACGTGCGCCAGGACCCGGTTCGCGTCGCCCGGCGCGACGATGCGGAATTCCTCGGGGTACTCCCGCTGGATCGCGGCGATACTGTGCCGGATCATCGACCGGCCGCCGACACGGAACCGGTTGCCGCCCATCCGGCGCGCGGCCCGGTTGCTGATCCCCTGGCTGGGCCGCCCGTAGCGGCTGAACTGGGTGTCGAGCAGACGCCCCACCTCATTGAAGTCGTTCAGCTCTCCGCGTACACCGGGCGCGTCGGCGGACGCCACCAGCACACCGACCCGAGGGGGGTTGTTGGGAGCCGGATCCAGGGTGGAGCCGGACGGCGGGGTCGGCGGGGCGGAGACCGGGGCCGGCTCGGGGGTCGGCGGGGCAGAGACCGGGGCCGGCTCGGGGGTCGGCTCCGGCTCAGTCGGAGCGAGACCAGCGGACAGCTCGGCGCGCGCCGTCTGGGCGGCAGCGGCCAGCTCGGTCCGGCGGGTCTCCTCAGCGGTCACACCGGCGAACAGTTCACGGGTCGCCACCAGAGCCTCAGCACTGGCGCCCTCGTCCTGGAGCGTGGTCTGAGCGTGGGTCCGGACCTGGGCCGCGAACGCGACGAACTCGTCCGCGCTGAGCGCGGTCAGATCGGCCGGGACCTCGAACGGGAACTCGTATCCCATGATAGATGTCCGTCCTTCAGTCGAAAGATCATCGACCTCCGGCCGGACCGAATCCTGACGCCGGTGCGTCAAGCATGATCGTAGCACCGGAACGGCCAACTCAGTCCGAATGTCCGCCCTCCTGGCGCTTGACACCTCACAGTCATGACGGTAACGTAGCTCCCATGACGAACACGGACCGGTTGAACAAGATGGTCGAGAGGGCATCAAAGGCCATCAGCGGAGAACAGATGGTCATCAAGGTAGCCGGACGACTCGGTCTTCGGTGTGACTCGTTCCTCCAAGCCGCTCAGGCACTGGCCCGGGAAAACGTCAGTTTCGAAGAGGTGTGCGAGATCTGTTCGTAACGAGCCTCTTGACACTTCACAGTCATGGCGGTAATGTATTGGTCATGGCGCGGTTCAAGAAGATGCGGGACGGACGCTATCTAGAGCCTGAGTCCGGGATCGAGCTGATCAAAGGTATCGACGACTCAGACGGGTGGGATCGCATCGAGTGGCAAGTCTGGACCGCGCAGATGGGTGAGTGCATCGGCGTCCGCTCCACCCTGGGAGAAGCCAAGAAACTGGCCAGGGCAAAGCTTGACACTTCACAGTCATGACGGTAACGTAGTCCGCGTGAGGGGGACAGGCCCCTAGAACCGGGAAGGACCATCGACAATGATCATGACACAGACCGCTTACCGGGGCATTGAGGTTCCGTCGCTGCGCAACTTAAGCGTGATCTCTGGGGAGGGAGAAGACCTCTTGGATCTCGTTCCGGCGGACCACGTGGCAGACCTTCGCTCCGAGGGCCAGGCCAACTTCATGGAGACCCTGATCGCAGAAGTGACCGCGCTGGACGCGGAACTCGGCCGTCAGGCCCGCGAGTACACCGACCGGATGACCGAGGCGGGACGCTGGACCCCGGGCCGCGAGGGCAACGCCAGCGCGTGGATCACCCGGCTTCTGGCCAAGCTGAGCCAGCTCCGCGCGGCGGTCCGCGCGGCCCGCCCGGTGTCCCCTGCTCCAGCCGTTGAGATCCCGGCGGGCCGGTACGCGATCGAGACGGATGAGGTCCAGTGCTACTCGATCGAGTACGGCCGTAAGGGCACGCGTTGGGAGGGCTTCCTTTTCCTGAACCGGATCTCCTCAGACAACTTGTTCCCGATCAGGAACCGCGCCGAGAAGGCCCGCATCTTGGACGCCATCGCGGCGGACGTGACCGCGAGCGCGATTCTGGCTGGGCTCACGCTACGCAAGTGCCGCCGGTGCGGCCGGACGCTGAGCGACACCAAAAACCCGTTCTTCTCCGTGGCCTTAGGTCCGGAGTGCGGGGCCAAGTAACCAACATGACCGGCCGGGGGACCTCCGATGGAGGTCCCCCGGCCACTGTGTGTGATCCGCAACTTGTTGAAAGGGGCGCCCATGAACTCTCCTGAGCGGTACCTGAACGTACAGGTGCCAGAGGACGTACGAGCGTTGTGGCACCGGTGGGAAGGTGCTGAATGGCGTAAGGCACGGCACCGGGACCAGAACAACATCTATCCGCCTGACCAGCGTTTCAATGTCAGGCCGCCGGACGGCATGTGCCGGGTGCATCGAAAAATGTGGATAGATTGGCGGAATCATCAGATGGACTCGGTCAGCGCCAATCGTTGGCCAGGCCACCCGGGAAGCCCCTTCGTTCCGGTAGGCGATATCGCCACCCTGTTCGAACGGCGAAGGTGCGAATGGGATGAAGAGACCATCGCTCAGATGCAGCTCACAGAGCGGATCTGCTTGTCAGGGACCTCCCCGCAGTGTGACCGCACACGGGCTTGACACCTCAGAGTCATGACTGTAAAGTAGTTCTCGCAAGACGACGTTGAGAACTACATAGCGGAGGGATCGTCAAAGATGACCGAGCGGACCGCAAAGATCATGGTCAGCCTGTCCACCAACCCCAGTGTCAGTGGGCGGTACTTCGTCGATGTACGGGATACGACCGGTGGCCGCAACCGGCAACTGACCACCCGGACCAATGACGCGGATTACGTTCTGGACTTCATCCGCCAAGCTAAGGGGCAGTCCCAAGCCCAAGGCATCAATCTCACGGTGGAGGACCGGACCGGCGAACTGGTGCTCTGAGCCACCGATACACCTGAGGCCCCCGGGAAACCGGGGGCCTCACACTGTCTGAACGGGATCAGGCAGGCTTGATCACCGTAGAGCCTGGATGCTTGGCCGCGAACGCCAACGCGGCTGCCTCGGTAGTCTTTGTGATCTTCAGACCACCTGGCAGTTTAACTGTGTAGATCTTGCGATTCTTAGCCTTACCGCAAGCACAGGCCATCGTCCAGCCCTCCCTCGATCCGGTACCCCAGTGTCCCAGCCAGGACCTGGGCACGGCCCGCTAGCTCCGGATCATGAAACTCCCAGCTCGACTCCCACGTCACGCCGGTCCGCTCCCGGGATCTCTCATGACGGTTGCACGCAGGCTCATGTAGCGCGTACTGAGAGAGCTGGCCGGAGTTCAGCTCCACGCCGGTCCAGCGGAGAAGCCGCGCGAACATCTCCCTATCCTGGCGAATCAACTCAAACCGAAGGATCAACTCCACCCTGGTCAGCGCGGCACTGTTCAGACAGACCCACGCTTGAAGCGCCCGGTCCTGAGGCGTTTCCCGGTCATACACCTCGGGGAACGCGATATGGAGCGGCTTATGGTATGGGTTGTCCGCGTCCCAGGTGAAGAATCCGATCTCCACCCAGCTCTTGACCACGGCCAAAGGATGACGGATCAGAAGCGCCACCGGTACATCGAACTCATCCACACGATTCATCTGGCACGCGGCTACCCAGGAAGAATCCCCCTGGAGATAGTCCGGCCATTCCGAATCTCCCGGGTTGAACACGGCTTCGTGGCCAGTAGCCACACCGGCGCGCGTAAGTGCCCTAGCCATCCAGGTAGTTCCACACCGGCCCGAGCCAGTGATCACGAATCGACTACGCATCAGCCATGCCCACCACCCTGGCCAACGCGGCGCGCTCAGCCGCACGGGCCGGCTCCAGGTCAGCCGCCAACGCGGTTCGGGCCGCCTCGGTGGCAGCACGCGCCGCCTGACGACGCTCCAGCGCCTCGGCCAACGCGTTCACGTCCACCAGGGCGCTTACGTCGATCTCTCCCCGCGTGACAAACGTCAGGTCCTCCTGTCCAGACTCCGGCCCCAGCGCGGCCGTGAGCGCCACCTGACGGCCCGCACGGCTGAAGGTTGCCGGGATCGGGAACCCGGGCTCCGCGTAGGCTCGCGGCCCCGGGGAGAGAGCGAGCACCTCCACCAGGCTCAGCCCGGCCGGGGTCTCGCGCCAATCGCCGGAGACCTTGCGCCGAGCGAGCACCGAGCGCGCGGAACCGTCCAGCCCGGGACGGATCACACCCGCGACCACGATCCCATGCGTGTCCGTGTAGGCCCGCACATCGGCCGCCACGGTCTTCCCGTCGTACTGGGCCATCGTGGTGGCGGCCGTAAGCGCCAGCCCGGGGTGCCGCCCGCCCACCGTGATCCGGCCCGCCCAGATGGTCCCCCCGTCCTCGGTTTCCACCGGGAACCGGTTGAACCAGGTGTATTCGCCGGTCTCGTCTCGCGGCGCGGTTACGCACACGTCCGCGTACCCGACGTGGCAGGTCTGCCAGGTAGCGATGTGCCCGAACACACGGCCGGTCTCCCAGTCCCAGGTGATCGGCGTAGGCCGATCCAGCTCGGGGAGGGCGAACGCGGCCACCGGTGCGAGCGGGGCGGTACCCACTGAAGCCACCAGCGCGGCGGCACGCTCGGTCTCGGCGGCGGCCTGGGCGGCGGCTTCAGCCTCATCCTCGGGGACCTCAGCGGCCACCAGCTCCAAGGGCCGGGAGGTCTCTTCGAACGCCGGGATCGACACCAGCGTGGCGGCCCGTACGCGCCCGGCGGTCACAAGAAGCTCGATCGCGGGTTCCTCGCCGGTCTCTTCGTAGATCTCTTCGTACCGCTCCCAGGTGACCTCTTCGTCCGTCCCGGCGATCACCGGAACGCCTTCAAACGAATCCAGGTCCACGGACGGCCCGAGCGTGCCGGCACCCATCAGGTGCATGGCCTCGGCCACGTCCTCGGCTAGCCGGGGCATCTCCTCACGGCTCACCCCGTCGAACAGTTCCCCGCGCGCCCACACGGCCACCATCGCCTTATCCAGGCCCTTGGCGTTGTCGGGGGAAACGTACTCCTGGGCCAGCGCATCCTCGACGCTCAGGATGGCAGCCTCTTGGACCGCGCCCACGACCACAGCACCGTCGTGACCACCCTCGCGCGAGCGGGCCCACTCAATCGGGAACGGCGCGTCCGCCAGCTCGATCGCACCATCAGCGAAGCGGCGGCCGTCACCGGTGGATAGGCCGATCGGTGCGAGCATCGTCCGGAAGCTAGTGCCCATGAGAATCAGGTTACAGGGCACCCCGCGTCAGGGAAGTATCCGGAACAGCCTCTCTACGGCCAGACGTCGGTTGTCCCCTGCCTTCAGGGCCACGCGCTTGTCGCGCTGCCAGATCACCCGGTGCGGGACATCATCAGGCACTTCGTACTCCGATACGTACACGAATCGGTCAACAGCCCACTTACACAGTGTATGGTAAAAATAGTCGTAATCGAACGATCCGGTAGAATAACCGGTAGTGCTCGCATACGGTGGGTCGCAGTAGACCACCGAGCCGATCGGGGGGACCACGCCGAACTCCCGGCAAGCGAACGTCACGTCGTAGTGACGGAACACAGCGGCCTGGCGCATCATCACTTTCCTGGTCCCCGGGTACACGTGCCCGTGAGGGTGCCTGGCATCGACCTTCTGTACCCCGTACCCGCCGAACCACTTCCCCCCGAAGCTGGCGCCAAATCCGACCAACCCTCTGAGCCAAGACGGCTCCGCGCGCCGGAGGGCCCGGTACTCCTCATAGCTGATCGTCTCCGGGATCTCTCCCCCAGCTGTCACGTGCCGCCACAACATGATCAGATCGGGATGGATGTCGGTGCCGAAACTCCGGGCGAAGTGCGGGGCCGCGTGCTCCATGACGTTGGCCCCGCCCACGAACGGTTCGTACCAGATGTCCCGTACCGGAGTGTCCGCCAAGATTGCGGCCACCAGGTGACGAGCAATCTGAGCCTTCCCGCCCATGTACTGCATGGGGTGAGACTACACAGTCATTACGTCAATGTCTACCGGTCGCGCTGCACGCTTGACACTTCGCAGTGATGGCGGTAATGTAAGGCCTGTGACGAACGCAGACATCATCCAGAAGGCCCTGACGGATCTTGGCTCTGGCTGGCACACGTCGCGTCAGGTGATGTGGCAAGCACGCCGCAACGGTTGGCAGATGACCACGGACAAGGCTCGGGGAGTGTCCAAGGTTCTGGCTCGCCAGGGCAAGGCCCGGATGCTGATGGACGGCAAGCGGGACCTATTCAAGATCATCTAGTATCGCTTCCCCTTGAACTGGCGATTGGACAGATACCGGTCGCGCTGCACGCTTGACACTTCACAGTCAAGACTGTATAGTTCCAGGTATGACGTACTTCCGAGTTCAGAGCGCTGACCGTAACGTAGCCGATCTGCTCGACCCTGGGTATCAGTTCTCGCACGCCTGGTCCGGTGACTCGGCGCACGATCGAGTGGGTGTCAGCGTTTGCGACGACGTAGAAGATCTAGCGATGTATCTGGCCAGCCATCTGGGCGAAGGTATCGAGGTTCACGAAGGATCTTGGGTACTGGTCGAGCTGGAAGCTGACGTAATCCAGGGTTCTCGTCCGATCGATCCAGAATTTGAGATCTTGGTCCGTCCGACTGAAATCGTCGCCATCACGCCCGTTGGAGATGACTTCCTGGCCATGGTGGACGAGGCCAACACTGAACTGACGGCCTGCTTCCACGACTCCACTGCTGACTTCGACGACTGAGATCATCACCCTTTGAACTGGCGATTGGACAGATCCACCGATTCTCCCTTTTCGACCAAAAGGGGCGTGCACCTACATTGTATGACCTCTTGGGGCGGACCGGTGGGGTCGCCTGGAAACGCCAGTGGAAACCCGCCCACGATGAACGGGGAGGTGAGAGGCACCCGCTGGCCATCAGCCAGATCATGGGTCTCGCGCGTGCGTCGATCATCCGTACTGAGCCATATGCGCTCGTAGTCTGTATCAGTGTCCTCTTCAGCTATTGTGAGGAAAGCTTCAGTTCGTCCGAAATTCAGTGCGCCGATGGTCTCGGTGCGCGCGATGACCGTGGCTCGGTTCGGCCAACGCTCTGACTTGGTGGTTGACAGCACGTCGTCAACCCTGTCCCTGATCTTCGGTATGCCCTCACCCAGGTTGGCCCCAGCCGCCACCTCCCCTGCCACCAGGTCATACACCTCATCCGGAACCCGAACCAGGCGGTTATGGACCTCGGTCAGGTACCGGGTGACCGCCGGTCGCTGATCGACCGGGTACCCCGGTCCGAAGATCTTCCGGAATGCCAGGCTCACCGCCTTGAAGACCTCACCGCGAACGATCAACTCCACCAGCTCACGCCAGCGTGGCTCTAACGACCACACGGCGGTCAGGTCGATCGACGCGCCGGAGCGCAGCAACCGACGCTCCAGCGCCACCAGCCACTCAGACAGCGCGGCCCACACGGCGGCCCGAATGTCACGCTCCGTACTGGCTGCTTCCAGCCGCGCGTCCAATCGGGCGGGAAGCCACGGGTCCCGGCCGCGCCCGTCCCAGACCGGGCCGGTCACCAGCGGCACCGACACGGTTCACCCGCCGCGTGAGCTACCGCGTGCGAAGCTGGGCTATCCGTGTAGCTCGGTGACCTTTTGGGCTTCTTGATCATCTCATACCGAGGCTGGCCCTCGGGCGTGAAGGTCAGCCGGGCGTACCGCGCGCCACCGGAGCTGGCCACCTCCACCAAGATCAGGAACGGGAGCCAGAGTCCGAGGGTGATAACCAGGAGGACCAGGTGGACCCCGGCGGAGATCCCGCTGCCCGAGCCACGCTGAACGAAGTCGGCCCCGTCCGCGCGCCGGGCGTACAGTGCCCATCCGCTAGCGATCATGAAGTGGACCTCACGAAGCAAGCGGTCATCCTGGCGGGTCATCATGACTGTGATGTTACCTCCCTCGCACCAGCCTGCTAGATGATCATTCCGAACTCTTGCGGGGCCTCGAAAGTCACGTTGTTCGGGTGGCCAGCCAGCCTAATCACCGAGTCCGGTTCACTCGCACCTTCGTAGATCCACGCGGTAAACGCATCTTTGTCCTGCTCAGGGACTAGATACCAGTGACCATCATCATCGTTGTCGAGTAGGTACCTCACGCTGCCACCATCCCTTGACCCCGGTTGGCCACGTTGAGCGCGGCGAACAGAAGATCATCGTGGTGCCGGACACCCCGGGTCAGAAGCTCGTGGACGTACCCAGCCAGAAGATGATGAAGATCATCAGAGTTCACGCCCAGGTCCGAAGCCACCAGGCTGACATGGTTCCAAGCCCCCTCGGTGACCTTGCGCGCCTTGTCCGGGGTGATCGGTCCCACGTGATGGTGGAGTTCGTGCCGGGGCACGTCACGCCACCGGCCGCGCCGCTCTTGCGGCGTGGTGAGCCGCCCGCCGGCCAGCTCCAGCGCGCGCATCACCATCAGCTTGGCGCTGGCATTGAACACCGCCTCAGGGGAGGGTGGAGCAGTCACCCGCGTAGCGGCCAGCTCGATCCGGCGATCCAGCGCGGCCGTGATCGCCCTGGCGGAGTCCTCGGGTTCCTCGGGATCCCCGTCGTTGGGGGGACCTTCTCCGGTCCCCTCGTCCTCGTCCGGGCCCTCCTCATCCGGGCCGGCTACAGGCGCGCGCTCCACCTGGGGCAGGCCCAGCGATGCCTGGATAGCCGGGTCAAGGATGAGGTCCGGCTGACTCTGGACCAGCTTCAGCAGGATCTGGGCAGCACGCTCGGTGACCGAGGGCATCTGGTCCGGGTCGAACGCACCGGCCTTCACTACCTCTTCGTCCCTGATCAGAAAACGATCATGGAGCTGTACGGCCTCATCCAGTCGGTTGGGCTTGGCAGCCAGGGCGGACGTGTCGAACGCGAACGCGAAACGCTCAGGGCCGGCCACGCCCATCGATTCCAGCGCGCGCCGGAGGAACCCCCGGGTGAGCGCGTCCGCCACCAGGCCGAGGTAACCGCGAATCCAACGGATCCCCTCGTCCGAGATCAGCCAGGCAGTCCAGTGGTTCGCATCCGAGATCCCGGTCAGAACCTCAGCCGGGATCTCAGCCATGCTGGCCACGCGACTAATCGCACGGTCCTTGAGGGGCGTGATCTCAGCGGACAGCTCAGACCAGAAGTTGACCGGCTGAACCTTGTCCAGATGCTCGATCATGTGGTCCGGCACGGTGGCCATGATCGGAACCATGCTCCGGGCATCACCCTGGTTGGTCATCGACGCGGCGGCGGCACGCTGGATGTACGCCATGAACCCAGACAAGCCCTCGGGGTCATCCTCCTGACGAGGAAAGTCGATACCTTCGGGGAGGAACATGATCCCGGCCCCGGTCAAGCGGCTGTCCAGCTCCGCGAACTCGCGCTTGGTCAGAAGCTCGATCTCCCGTAGCGGCACGATCGCGGAGCGCGTGAAGCTGTCCGCCTGGTCCGTGTCGTTCGGGTGCGGGCGCCAGCACCGGATCAGGATGTCCGTGCCGTCCCGCAGCGTGAGCTTGTCTCCACCCCGGATCTGGGGCCGCCGGACCTGGAGCTGGCCTCCTAGACGGCTGAACGCCGCGCCGGTGACCACGAACCAGGAGCCTTCAGCCGCCTCAGGCGTAGTAGCCGCGCCCTCGCCCACGATCCAACACTCCCCGCCCACAGCGAGGTCGATCCCGGCCAGACGGAGGTTGTCATCCCGCTGGCTACCGGTGCCGAGCGGGACAGCGGCCAGTCGCTTGATCCGTTCGTCCTCGGTTTCCCCCTGTTCCTCGCCTGTCTCATCTACCTCGGTCACGTAGAGTCGGGCCTGGGCCACGCTGTCACCGACCCGACCACCCAGCTTGTGCAGCTCACCGACGATGTCGTAGAGCCGCCACGCCTCGGTCTGCCAGTCCCGGTTACCGAACTTCCAGGTGCGCCAGGAGGAACCCCCGCCAAGATCCACAATCGCCGTCGCACCGGCGAGTGCGACGCGGCGATCCACCTCGCGGGTACCGAGTGGATCAGGATTACGCGGACGACGGAGGGCCACGGACTACCTCCCCGGCTTCATAATGCGCAAGCGCCAACGACCGAGCGCGATGAACAGGGGGTCATGATCGCGCCAGAGTAGTTTGCGGCGCGATTTTGGTGAGCGCCACAACCCAGTCTCTCGCGTCGCCCCGATGAACGGCACGCTCACCTCCCGAGATTCGAGACCATGCCGGCGAACTGGCTAAGGGCCAACATCAGCGCCGGGATCAGCATGACGGGTGAGTCCCCCCAGGCCCAGACCAGGGGAGCGGCGAGGACCGATACCCACACCCCGGCGCACCAGGAGCATGTGATCAGCTCAGCCAGGTACGCGCCCAACGTCTTGGGTCTGTCGTCCAGCCACAGGACGATCGCGTTCCGGGCATCCTCCGAGATGGAATCCGTGGTGATGAGTCCGGTCACGCGCGCCACGGCGAGCGCGTAGATCAGGAGCTGGAGTGCGACCGGGATCGTCATGTGGACCATCGTACGGCCACAAGAGGGCATCTCGGCTCAACCGTCCCGGCTCTCCCGGCCCGACACTTCACAGTCATACGACCCAGGCCACGATCTGATGGCCCCGCCCACGGTATCCCCGTCCAGCTCCACCCACGGTCATCTTGACCCGTTTCATCCCCAGCCTGGCGAACGCCTGACCGAGCGCTACCGGATGGCCCGGCTCTCGGCCCGCCTCACGCGCCACGTCAGCGTACCGCTTATAGAGATCACCGGCCGCGTATCGCGCGCCACGGTAAAGCCCGTTCAAGGTCGCCCGGACATCCTCATCCAGAACCGCGCCGTACCCGCCCACAGGTTCAATATCCTTCATGACCCCTACTCTACCCTGTGGACCCCCAGCCCCCTTGACCCCAAGCATCACCGGGGGAGGTGGGGGGACATAGGGGACCCCCCACCCACCCCTCCTTTACGCGCGTGTCACGCACGTGCGCGCAAAGAGAAGGGGTTTTCTCTAACGCGCATAGAGGTGGGGGGTCCCCTATGTCCCCCCACCTCCCCCCATGATTTGGGACAAAACGACTTGCCGTGATTATGGTGCGCCTGTGAGGTGACACCCGGTTCAAGACCTAACCCCCTAACAGTTGTTGAGCGGTGAAGGTGGGGGCTTCGCCGAAGAATCGAAGGTGAAGGTGGGGGCTTCGCCGAAGAATCGAAGGTGAAGGTGGGGGCTTCGCCGAAGAATCGAAGGTTCAAGACCTAACCCTCTAGTAGAGGTTGAGACTTTTACCGGTAAAGAAGGCGCGGTCCGCCTGGTGTCCGGGACATCTGTCCCTTGACCTCAGGCGGACCGCGCCATCGAGTTACCTCAGCGCGCATCCCAACGCGCACGCCAGCACCGGCAGGACGACCACCAGCCAGAGCAGGCAGCAGGCCACGACGACCGGCGCCCATCTACGGTCCCGCCTCATGATCCCTTCCTCCTCTTGGTAGCGCCGGTGGAGCTATTACACCTGGCGCACGCAGGTCTTATATTCGACCGTCGATATGTGCCGCCCTGGCACCCGGGAATGATCCGGTCCACGGTGACCGTGTCGACCGTCAGGAGCTTGCCGCACCGGTAGCACCGACACGCTGGTTGTCCCCGTCCGGCCACGGTGTCCAGATGGATCTCCGTTCCGTTGCCGAGCCGGACCACCAGCACATCTAGGTCGGCTCGGAACGTATCCACCAGCCACGCCCGGCGGCGTTCGCGGTCCGCGCTGCTCCCCCGGGTGTTGCCGTTGGTCGTACCGCGCCGAGCGAGCGAACGTTTTGCCAGCTCAGGGGACGTGACCTCAGTCCCCTCGGTAAGGGGGAGGGTCAGAGCCCGCTCGTTACTGTCGCCGGTTATGATCGGTGGAGCGCCCATGATTTCGTTCACCTTGCGCTGGAGCGCGCTCGGGTCTGGGAAGCCCATCATCACTGACTCTCCAGGAAGCGCGGTGTGTTCTTGGCGGTCTTGCGGCCCTTACCTCGCGGCATGTTCTTGGTCCGTCCGGCGTGCCAAGAGCCACACTGGTTACAGAAGTAGGTGTTCGATCGGGAAGGCTGCCAGATTCCGATCCGGATCAGCTTCCTGCGGTGTTCCTCGGCGTCGCCCTGAGTGGGGTGCCGTTTCTTCCGGCCGCACTTAGCCAGGTACCCGGCGCTCATCCCCAGATCACTCCCCACACGATCACGATCGCGTCCAGAACCACCAGAACGGCGATCACCGGCCAGGTCGCGCGTAGCGCGTCGATCAGGCGCCTCATCATCTGTTCCCGTCCTCTCTCCTCATGCGAGGACCTCCGGAGCATCGCCCCGGAGGTCCTCACCGTGATCAGATCTCGTTGTCCTGAACGATCATCCAGAAGGTGTCGTGGTCCACGTCGTTGAAGTCGTACCGGGTCTTGGCCACCTCATTGAGCTGATCCACGATGGTGTCCACGTCGTACTCAGATGCGTCAGTGACGCCGGAGTTCTCGATGCAGTGGGTGACGAACTGCTCCGCGTCGGTCCTGGTGTTCATCCCGGTCCTCCTTCTTGGTCGGGGGCCGCTCCCCCTCACAAGGAATACATTACCGTCATGACTTCAAAGTGTCAACCTTGAGGCGTGATTATCTGGGTGTCCTCCTCACCCTGGTCCCGGGGAGGCAAGGGGACCCCCACCCGGCCCGTGCCGGAGGGCCGGACCGCCCTCCAGGGCCGCTCGGGATCGGCCACATACCCCAGAGGTCCCAACCAGGTCTCCGGCAGTTGGTCCGCCGCGCGGGTCACCGTCTCCTGGGGGGCCACCCATCCTTGACGCTGGTGGTCGTACACCCACCCCCGACTTTCCGTGGGCGCGTACCCGTTCGGGTCCAGCTCCTCATCCAGGTACCTGGTCACAGACTCGTCTACGGCCCGCCCAACCGGGTCGTACTCCGGCGGGTACATCGGTGGCACGACCGGCGGGTGGTCGGCGTATCGGTCCGATCCCGATGCACCCGCCAGGCCTCGACGCTCCGCCTCCTGGAGGTCAGCGAGACGGCGTAGCGCCTCATCCACCTCCCGCTCAGCGAGATCGAGCCAGACGCGCTCCACCGTTCTGTTCGCCGTGAACTGCATGGTGAACCCGATCAGCACCATGCCCATCAGACCGCCCACCAGTTCACGGACGGTCATCCCGGGCCCACCGATCACGTAGAGCGTGCCCAACATGCTGCCCGCCATCATCAGCACTCCGGCCACGATCGAGCCTTTCGTGGGTCCCTCCTGTGTACGCTGGATGTGTCGGCTCACGCCGCACCCTCCCTTCCTGTTCGGTCGCGGTCCGGTCTCGACAGGAGACCGGACCGTTGATCGTTGGTCACAGCGAGAACAACTCGTTCATCCGCCGGTCCGACTCACACTGGCGTGCGATCGTGCCGGCACGGGTCAGCCCGCCACCGTCCCCGATCAGTCCGGCGGTCCTCAGCTCGCCCCAGACTCCGCCCGTCGCCGGGACTACCGCGCCCTGACGGTTGGTGCCGGTGTCGATCAGCGCGCGCAGCGCGGCGTGACTCAGTTCGGTGATTATGGTGTTGCCCATCGTTGACCCTCCCCGGATCGGTGTCTCCGGGTTGTACGTTACCGGCATGACTGCTAGGTTTGCAATAGCCCCGGCGGACAGATCGGGGAGGACGGGAGAAGACATGCGAGCATTGGTCAGGCGTGACACGACCGAGCGGATCATCACGCTGGACTTGTCTGGTACGCCGGATGTGGACGTCGCGGAGAACTGGCACCGTCAGACCCGGCTGATCCGGCCGAACTCCGTGACCATCCGCTTGAGAGACGCGGAGGTCTATGAGGTCACGGCCATCGGCCCGATCACGCGCAAGGACGGCAGCCCCGGCGACCGGTACGGGAGCATGTCCTGGCGCGCCGGACGCCGTGAACAACGCACACTGGATGGCGCGCCGGACTGGATCCACACGCTGGTTCGTTACGCCCTCACGGGCGCCACGAACTGGGACCAGCCCGCAGATTGACACCTAACAGTCGGTGCTGTAAAGTAATGGACGTCCGGGGGAGGTACCTCCAGCGGAAGGGATCGCGATGAGCAAGAGGACCAAGCACTACGGCCGCCAGACCGGCGGTTCATCGGACAAGGGCCTCAGCCCCCAGCACCCGTACACCGGGGACGGCAGGACCACGCGCCAGCCCCACGACCGGGTGGAGCTGGACCGGCCTGCCCCGGACCCGAATCAGTCCTGACGCGCGACAACCGAGGCCCCCGTCCGGATCGATCCGGCGGGGGCCTCGGTTGGTCAGTGCGATCCGTTCAGCCTACCTGACGGTCTTGTTCCCATCCACGGTCAGGTGCGGCCTGGGGCTGGCCACCGGGGTCACCTGGGGCCGTACGCCGAACAGCGCGAACACGGCCAGGATGACCGCCCCGAGCCCCGTCACGGACGCGTCGGACCAGTGCATTCCGTACTCGGCGAACATCGCGGCCAGCGCGCCCACGGCCGCCACGAACAGACCCGGCGCGACCGGCCGCGTGGCGACCGCGATCACCACCCCAGTGACCGCGCCAGTGATCGCCACGGCCTGACCGGCGCTCAGGAAATCGAGGTTGAACCCGGCGAGCCAGGTCAGAAGCGCGCCGATCAGCGCAAGCCAGAGCGCCGGTTCACGGCCGAAGATTTTGATCATCCGGTCCCCTCCTCCTGGGTCGTCACGCGCAGCGTGCCGCCCTCAATGGTGAACGTGCCGGTGAGCGCGCCCTCCGGGGCCCACCGGCGCACCCACAGAACGGAGATGAAGATCGCCTGGGCCGCCCCGTAGGTCTTCCCGTCCACGGTCGAACCGTTGAAAGACTTGATCGCGGCTGTCAGGGCCTTAGCGGTGGTGTCCCCGTACTTCCCGTCCGCCCCGGCCGCGCCGAGGTTGAACCCGAGGTTGTGGAGCTGGTACTGAAGAAGCCGGACGGCCTCCCCGCGATCTCCGTACTTGCAGAACATCTGCCCTCCAGTGGCGCTTGCACCTCTGACCGTGGCCAGGCCCAGCGATCCGGTCCAGTTGTCCCCGACCTGGCTCCAGGCCCCAGAGAAGTGGGCGTGCTTGTCATGATCGTTGGCGCCGGTGTAGACCCTGGTCCTCCACCCATCCGAGCGGGACCATATCCGGCGCTTGTAGATGATGTACTCGAACGGGATGTAGTACCCAGCCCTGGCCCTGCGAATCAGGTACTGGACGACCAGTTCCATCCAGTCCGTGCCCGAGCCCCTGACCAGATCACGGTCCACGTCGATGGCGCGGACCTCATCCAGCGAGTCCCCATCCCTGTGCTCGGAGCGGCCGGTGAGGTCTGGGTTGTGGCCGGAGATGGTCAGCTCGTGCGGCCGGTCGCCCTTGGACCCGTCGCTGGCCTTGTCCCGCCCGGGAAACACCTCATTGAACTCGCCGCGTACGACGGTCAGGCCTCGGGTCAGCACCCATGCCATCAGTCGTCGTCCATGTTCAGGTGGGCGGTCACCCAGTCATCCTGCTCTGGGTCGTCCCACGGGTCTTCGATCACGGAGCCGACGTGATTCAAGGGATGCTCGTCCGGATCGTTCGCGTGCGCGTCGGTACCGTACGTGATCCGCTCGTCCACGGTCAGTTCGTTGTCCATGCTCCCCTCCTCTTCCTCCGTCACTTTACAGTAGCACCTTCAGCGCTCAGCTCACCTCTGGCGCGACCGGCGGGTTCTCGCCGCGCGCCGGGCCATCCGGGAACGCTGAGCGCGGGTCACACCGGCGTTACTGATCTGGGCCGACCGTTTCTTGCTCAGCCCTTTACGCCGAAGGGCCTTGTACGCACGATGCCTCGATCTCGCGACATATCCCTTGCGTCCACCTGCGCTGCTAACCGTTGGACCCACCCCCTCTAAGCGGCGTGGTGAGTGCCCTCTCCACGCTCCTCACTTCCAGTGTCTACCGGGGTCGGGGCGCCGAGAAGCCCCGGCACATGAGCACCGGGGCTTCTCGGATCGGCCGGATCAGGCGAGTGCGGTACGAAGGATCTGGCGGGCCTCGCGGCGGAACCGGCGGTTGATGGCGCGCTTGACGTGCCTGACCTCTCCCCGCTTCCAGACCAGCTCACGCCGGTGCTCGATCGCGTCGATCTCCAGGCCGCTCTTGGTAGTGGGCCGGATCGGCATAGTCTCGATCATCATGGCTGATGGGCCTCTCTGTGTAGTTTTCAACCTCTACGGGGGCTTCGCCCCCTCACGAGAACTACCTTACCGCCATGACTGTGAAGTGTCAACATGAAAGCGGCCCCCGGGGGAGGGAAGAACCTCCGGGGGCCGCTTTCAAGATGATCAGTACTCGGCCGGGTCTACCACGAACTTCCGCCCGTCCCAGATCTTGCGACTTAGATCCAGCGCGTCCACCATGGCCTCGGCGTGTACCTCCGGCGCGCACAGGTGATGTGTCGCGGCGGTCTTCACTGTGTCGGTCTTGGCCACAGTCGCTATCAGTTCAGCCCGGGTCTGCTGGCTCGCACCGATCATCTTCATGAACCAGTCGGCGGCCGGGGCGACGCCGGTCCCACCGGCACCGCGCGGCCCGGTGAACCTCTCGCCCACGGCCGCTACCATCGCGTACTCCAGGCTCGCGTACAACTCGCCCAGCTTGGGCGATCCCTTGAGGGTCTCGGCGTTGCCCACAGCGAACCCGTACAGCGGCCGGTCGGTCAGCTCCCCGGTGAACCCGTGGTTCGTCACTTCGTAGAACGTCCACTGACCTACGGTGCCCATCATGTCGTAACGCATCGTCCATGCTCCCTTCAGCGCCGGATAGCGCGATCTCCGCCTGTTACCTCACTGTCATTACTGTGAAGTATCAAGCGCCCTCGGAAGAGGTTTGGTCAGGGGGTGTCGTTCGGGTCCAGCTTGGCCAGATGATCCGCCAGCTCGATCTCCCGGCCGCGCCACGGAGAGCCTGAGCGGAAATCGATCCCGTGATCCTGGAACACGGCCATCGCCCAGTCCTGGGTCTCATCCCATGCGTGCTGATCGAGCGTAGCGAAACTGGCATTTGAGCCGCTGTACTGGGTGCCCTCATCCTGACGGTCCATCCTCATCCGCCACCCACGCGGCGTACGCCCGTCAGACTCCTGGCTTTCCAGGTCCGCCCAGACCCGGCCCACCCTGGTCACCACGGCCGGGATGTACCGCTGTTCGGCCGGGCGTCTGATCATGTCGTTCTGGCTCCGGCGTACCATCACGGGCTGGCCAGGCTCCAGCTTGCCCATCTCCGGCCGCTTGCGGGTGACCCGGGGGTACACCGTGTGTCGATCTGTCTCAGCAGTCATGAGAATAACGTTACCGTCATTACTGCAAGGTGTCAACCCTGACGCTGGAATGTCAGCGGCCACCGAACGGAGACAAGCCGGTTGCGGGCATCACGCCCACCGGTTGCGCGAATGTCCCGGTGCCCTGCATTCGGTCAGCCCACATCGCCATGGCCACGGCGTCCCCCCGGTCCGGTGAGCGGCCCAAACGCTCCATGACCTTCTCTTTGGGCTCCACCTGGATCTTAGGTGGGATGCCGGTAGCGATGGTCCACGTGGGTGTGGTCAGATCCGAGATCATCAGGTCATCCGGGGGGAGCATGAGCACCGGCTCATACGCCGGGTCCAGCAGTTCACGGAGATGGTAGTACGCCGCGCTCCGGGTGTTGGTGAACCCGTACTTGCGTGACCGGTCGCGGACCGGGGTCTTGCCCGAGCCCACATACGCCACGGCCTTGAGGCCTACCTCCCTGCCCCGGTCGTACACTCCGGCACCCACACCGATCACATCAACGATCGGTCGGCCCTCCAGGCCCTGGAGCATCGCCACCGTGGCCATCGTGTCGCGCTTGCGATGGCCTTCCAGCCGCAGCGCCGGGCCGTCCCGGTGCGCCAGGACCGTCTCATCACCTCCCCGGCCCACATCCACGCCGGTCCAGAGCGGACCCCCGCAAGGGGGTCGACCGGCGCGGTCCCAGACGTACCAGCGTTCGATCGCCGCTTCCAGCCACGCCAGCGGGATCACGCTGTCCTCATCAGAAGCGTGGAACTCGCCCAGCACGCGGTTGTGGTATACTGCGCTGTCCTCCCCCCATTGCTGGCGCCGCTGTTCGGCCCACTCACGCGAGATCCGCCCGCCGGCCATCGCCTCTTCCAGCGTGACGTGACGAACCCACCAGTCCTCATACCCGGGCGCACGCCGGTGGATGTCGTAGAACCGGCCTGCAGGCGCCCCTGGGGTACTCATGGCAAAGGCATAAGCGTTCTGTACGGTATCCGACCCGGCGCCGGAGAACGCGCCCTCGATCGAGTCCCAGGTGGCGGGCGGGACGATCTTGGCTTCATCCAGGAGATACAACAACTCGTCCGCGTGGGCGCCCTCGATCCGCTCGGGTTCGTTGCTGGCTACTGCCGTGGCGGCCCCGTGGTACAGCTTCAGTCTCAGGTCCAGCAGTTCGCGCCGGGGGTCATACGGTGAGCGGCCCAGCGTGGCGAAGTCAATCCGGTCAGCCCACTTGTGGATCTCCGGCCAGAGGTAGACCTCCAGGTGACGCCACGCGCTGGCGGTGGTAATGATCTTCCAGTCCAACCCCGCCAGGTCCCGCGTGGTGGCGAACCAGTTGACCAACAAACTTCCTAGGAAACTCTTGCCCAATCCGTGTGGACCGCGTAACGCTACGCGATGACGTTCGGGGAGGGCATCCAGAACTTCCGACTGGTAATCGGCCAACCGCACGCTGGGTAGGCAGTCGTGGGTCCAAGCCACCGGCGAATGCATCCACCGGGCGATCCGGGTCCGACCAAGCACCTTGGACGCGAGATCAACGATCACGGCTCATCCTGACCGACCTGGCCAGATCTTGGACAGCTTCCGCCAACAGGGTCAGAGACCTGGCCAGTCGGTTGACAGCCTCGGCTATCCCACCAGTGTCGGTCGGGCGGCTCCGGATCCTCATGCCCGACCCGGCCGATGGCCCTTGCCGTCCCCGTCTCCGGCCAGGCTCTCCATATCGACGGCCCCGAGGTGGGTTTGGATCAGCTCCGGGACCCGGGCCTCCTGGGCGGGGGTCAGCTCCAGCCCAGCCAGGATGAGTGTGATCCGCCCGGCTACGATGTCCCCCCACCGTTCGGCCAGATTGGTCAGTCGCTCGCTGATACCCATGTCGTGGGCGGTCTTGGCGTATTTGACCACACGGTCCCGCTCCTGGGATTCCAGCGCCACCAGGGCGCGGATCTCTTCGCTGACCGCGTAGATGTGCCCATCCTTACCGGCCGCACCGTACCGGTGACCGATCAGGCCCGACGACTCAGACACGGCCTCGGGGTCGAAACCCTCGTGGTCCGGCTCCGGCGGAGCCTCGGTAACCACTTGTTGCCGTAGCAACTCCCCGTACGCGGCGGCCCGGAGCCAACTCATTTGAAGCATCCCGAGCACGGCCATGCCGGGCTCCAGTTGCTGGCCCCCGGCCGGCCGTCCTATAGCTGTCCATGCCGTGATTCGGGCCTCCCCCTTGGCCCGCAACACATCCAGTCGGGCTCCGCCATGGGTCTTGCACGTGTTGGTTCCCCGGACGGCCGCCGCGTGACACTGACCTCCACCCTGACGCGCACTGCGGCGCTTGGTGCATTCCAGCTTGCCCCCGTGCTCAGCGCACACGCGCGCTCCACCGGGATTGTTCGCGGCGTCCAGACGTGGAGGTTTCCAGCGGCTCATACTGTCATCATATCCCGGAGTACGAGGGCACCTCGACCTGACCGCTATCACGGTGAAGTGTCCGGGCCAAGATGCGCCGAGACCCGGCTAGGGGATGGGGAGGCCAACCTAGCCGGGTCTCGGACCGGCGGACGCTCGTGCCCATGCGAGCGTCCGCGTCTCAGTTGGTCATACGACCATGATCAGCGTCGCGATAACTGCGCTGGACGCCCCTGTTACCGTAGCGATCGCACCGAATACGAGCACCGCACATCCACCGTCATTGCGAACCTGACGACGCATCTTTCTGCTCGTATACTTCGGCGCGAACGGTCCGGGTCCGGTACGGCCTTCCCGCTTCCACTTGGGTGTCCCCCACTCGGGCATCAGATCGCCCTCCCCACGATTGCGACAATTGCCATGCAGACCGTCAGTACTGGAGCGGCCACCCACACCAGGCACCCGTCAGAATGACGCCCCTTGGGAGCACGGCTGACACTGCCCCTGGATAGCTGCCTGGCCGTTCGACGCGCGGCCTTGCGCGTCGGATACTTCACGCTTCTACTACCAGGCTGGTTAACCCACCACCCCATGCTGTTATCCCCTCTCTTACCCCCGATCACTTTACCGTGATCGCTGCGAGGTATCAACCTCGGGGAGGCGGCAAGCTTCCGTCAGCTTGTGAACGTGGTCCGGCGACGTCGTATGAGTAGCACCAGGAGCGCACCGGAGCCGAGCGCGGCGAGTCCGGCCAGCGCGAACCAAAGCGGCGTGGAGCCGGTCACCGGCAGGGACGGCACCGGTGCGGCGCCCCCGGTCGGCTCGGGCGTGGCGGTTATCGTGGGCTCCGGCGTGATGGTCATCGTCGGCTCCGGCGTGATGGTCATCGTCGGCTCCGGCGTGATGGTCATCGTGGGATCGGGCTCCACCGTGGCGGTTGCCGTGGGATCGGGCTCCATCATGGCGGCGGCCGGACCCGTGATCCCGGTGGCCAGCATGATTGCGGCGACCAGTACCAGGCCGAACCTGGCCAACGCGGTGGCCAGTCGGGTCATCATCAAGATCTTCCCTTCGTCGGAGCTTGAACAGCAAGAAACCTTACAGCATCGCCGGGAAAGTAGTCAACCGGGTAGCGACATGAACGCGGCCAGGCTGATCACGATCAGCGCGATGCCCACGGCCACGGTAACCACGGTCCACGTCGGCAGGCCGTGCCGTCCGGTCCATCCGTGCTGAACCGCCAGGTCTTGTTCTACCCGACTGGCCAACGGCGGCGACCCGGGACTGTCCCAGGGCCGCTCGTACGCGCCGGGGAGAGCTGGCGGCTCCCCCCATTCTGCCAACGTCCGCACCCAATCTTGCCGGGGCGACCGCTCAACGGGGCCCATCTCTTCCTTCATCAACCCATCTTTCTGACGATTTATTGTCAATGGTGAGCGTGGGTGCCAGGGGCTTGAACCCCAGTGCCTGCCGGCCACCCGCCTTGTACCCCATGCCTTGCCGTGCCACACCTAGCTCGACCGCGCCTCACCCGGCCACGCCAAGCCACGCCGTGCCTAGCCAGGCCGCGAACGTAGGTGCCGAGGGCTCGAACCCCGGTGCCTGCCAGCCACCCACCTAGTACTCCATGCCCTGCCGTGTCTTGCCCTGCCATGCCGAGCCGTGCCATGCCGCGCCCTTCCCGGCCCCACTGTGACAGGCCAAGCAATGGACGCTCATACAGCCTTTTCGGACCGCGATTCAATCATTCTCTTCAGGTCGGAGATATTGGAACTCCGGCGCCCAGAGACCTCTGCAGCCATCTGGGCGGAGAACACCACGCGGTCCAGCCGCTCCCGTTCGAACTGGCTCAGCTCCTCCCGGCGGCTGTTCAGCGCGGATGCTCCCCGGATCACTCGGCCTGCCGCGCGTCGGGTCTTGGCCAGGCGGCGGTTCACTTGTTGCAACTCCTTGGACGCATCCAGGACGATCCAGCCGAACCGCGCCACGGTACCCACCGTGCGCTCTCCCCGGGCTTCCAGGTTCTTCTGCGTGTCGCGCATAGCGGCTTGCACGATACGCAGCGTCCGGTCCGTTAGCTGCATGAACCCGAGGGCTTCACCGGCCTCCCGGTAGGTCACCTCATCCCCAACATTCTTGGCGCTCACCAGATCGGCGAGCTTGCGCCAGCGGGGGGAGACCCCATCTACTGGCTCGAATAGCTTTCGCTCCACTTGATCTCCCATCTCCGTTGTACTCCGTGCCCTGCCGCGCCATGCCTAGCCACGCTTCACCTAGCCGCGCCTGGCCGCGAGCGTGGGTGCCAGGGGCTTGAACCCCGGTGCCTGCCAGCCACCCTCCTTGTTGTCCCATGCCCTGCCGCACCTCGCCTAGCCGAGCCATGCCCTGCCACGCCATTCCGAGCCGCGAGCGTGGGTGCCAGGGGCTTGAACCCCGGTGCCTGCCGGTCACCCGCCTGTTGTCCCATGCCTTGCCCAGCTTTGCTGAGCCGCGCCCAGCCCTACCTAGCCGTGAGCGTGGATGCCGGGGGCTCGAACCCCGGTGCCTGCCGGTCACCCTCCTTGTTGTCCCATGCCTTGCCGTGCTGTGCCCGGCTCTGCCAAGCCCTGCCTAGCCCTGCCTCGCCTTGCCATGCCTGACCGTGCCAAGAGCGTGGGTGCCAGGGGCTCGAACCCCGGTGCCTGCCAGCCACCCGCCTTGTGCCCCATGCCTTGCTCAGCCCAGCCCCACCTCACCTCGCCTTGCTACGCCAAGCCGTACCGAGCCGCGAACGTAGATGCCGGGGGCTCGAACCCCGGTGCCTGCCGGTCACCCACCTGGTACTCCATGCCTTGCCATGACCCGCCATGCCAGGCCGTGCCTTGCCCAGCCTTGCCATGCCGAGCCCTGCTAGGCCGTGAACGCCTACTTCACCTCGGCCGAGAAACGACCGTAGAACCTGCGGTAGTCACCGACACCGACCGCCCGGCCCGCTTTCTGCGCCAGCATCGCGAAGTGCTCGGGGTTCAGCACCTCATCATCTACCAGCACGTCGAACGCACACGACCACTCGGGAAAGATCGGCCGAGTGACCGGGATACGGACCCGGTTGACAGCAGCCAACCGGCGATCCACGAACCGACCGGTTCCGTCTCCCCAGAGCGTGCCCAGATCCCGGGGGCCGGGGTACTCTAACCGCGCCCGATCGGCCTGGAAGATCACGCCGCGCTCGACCTTCTTACCGTCACGGGTCATCGATCCGGCCTCGATCAGGCACCGGAAGATGTTGGCGGCCGGCAGGTACGGGCCGTACGCGTCGTCCCAGTACAGACCGGCGATGAACTTCAGCCGGGAGATCTCCATCTCATCCGCGTCGGTCTTGTTGGTGCGCTTCGCCGTGATCTCCTTGATCGCCCTCGCATACGGGTTGAGCGGATCCGCCGTCTGCGCGTTGTGCATGATCAACGGGGTGGTCCCCGTCATGGTCAGAGTCATCATCGTCTGGTCTCCTGTCTCCGTGGTGCTCCGTGCCTTGCCGAGCCATGCCAAGACCTGCCTCGCCCTGCTAAGCCCTGCCGTGCGGTTCAAACCTTACCGTCATGCCGGCGAGGTTGTCAACCCTTGACGTAGCACTGCCCCCATGAGGTCCCCGGACGGCTGACATCCGCCAGGATCGGTACGCCGTCCAGATCAAAGGACAACGCGTCCACCACGGCCTGACCCACCTCTCTCACCTCACGCTCCGGGACAGACAGGACTATTTCATCGTGGATCTGCGCCCGAAGCATCGGCAGAATTCGCGCGTCCAGCCGAAGAAGACCGTGCATCATAATGTCCCTGGCCGCACCTTGACCCATCAACGCCGGAGCCTGAGTATGGGCACGCTGGGGATCAGCACGCATCAGTCTTCCAAACCCATTGTCCAAGAGGTGGCCATTCTCAGCCAGCGTACGAACCTCACCCTGCCACTCCACCAGCCTGGGGAAACGCTCGCGCATAGACGAATCAAACTGACGAACCAACGATGGCTCGATATCGTGGCTTTCACTAATAGCCTTAATACCCCGGCCATAATTCCAGCCGTGACCAATTGCTTTCGCAATTTCACGCTTACCCGCGTCCCCGAATAGCTGAATGGCGATTTGCGTATGCGGATCCTCGTGACCAAGCATGTCAATGTACGCGGCATCCTGACTTAGCCAAGCTACCGCGCGCATGTCCACCTGAGACAGGTCTGCTGAAATCAGTACCTCACCGGGATCGGGGAGGAGGACGTCTCGCTCTACGTGCCGTCCGCCCCGCTTGCCCAGCACGGTCAGGCCCGGCGAGGTGACCGACCATCGCCCGGTAGCCTGGGCGAAACTGATCCGAGGGTGGACCCGGCCGTCCGGACCGGTGTGATCCGAAATGGTCTGGTAGACCGAGCGTGCGCCAACGATCCGGTACACGTTCTTAGCTATCTCCCGCACCCGGGGAAGATGGGCATACTCGCTGGCCAGATGCTTCATGTGCTCGCCCGAGGTATCCAGATCCTGGCTCTTCCCGGTACGCCAGAGCGAGGTAGCCCCGGCCGCCCGGAGGGCGGTTTCCAGGGCTGCCTTGCCATTCTTGGTGGCCAGGGGGCTCTTGTACGGCTTTCCCTTAGCGTCGGACAGCGGGACCCCAGCATTCTTGGCCAGCCACGCGAGGCTCTGAGCCTTCCGTTCGTCCACCTCGGTCACGCGCTTGGCCAACAGTTCTGGATCTACCCGGAACCCGTTGTAGCTGATCTGCGTGGCCAGAGCCGCTACGCGGTGTTCTCGCGCCAGGTACTCGGGCACCGTGCCACCCAGCCACGCCAGGAGCGTGCGGTACAGCCTGCGGCTCAGCTCCACATCCTGAACCATGTATCGAACGAACTCAGTCGCGTCCGCCGCGCGCTCGGGGTCCGGGTCAGCCGTGTCGATCGGGATCAGACCCCATCCCCCGTACTTCTTGGCCAGGGCCTTAGACACGTCGGTCAGCTTCTCGCCCAGGCCGTACTGCTGTCCGAGCGCACCAAGATCATACTTTCTGGTGGCGTCTACGCCCTTGTCTCTCGCCATGGGCGGATCCAGGTACCGCGCGGCAAGGATCGCATCGAACAGCCGCCCGTCAGCCGCGAGCTGGTGGACCTCGGTCATGGTCAGCGCGCCCTCGCGGACCAGCGCGGGCAGGTCGAACGCCATGATGTTGTGCCCGGTGACCACCGCGCCGGTCCGGACCGCGTGAGCGGCCAACGCCGGGGCGCCGTCCCCGGCCGCCACGGTGACCGGCCGGTCCTCCCGGGCGGCCCCCGCCAGGCGGATGTAACCCGGACCGTTCCGGTACAGCTCATCCGCGTGACCGGTCTCCAGGTCGAACGCGGCCACGCCGCCAACCCCGCCACGGGCTATTCCGGGGACCTCTACCGCGTCAATCAGGTCGGACATGTCCACCTCTATCGATCCGGGTGAACCGTCCACAGGTTTGTCCACAGGCTGGGGATTCTCCTCCCCGGTTGACGTGTCAGTGTCAACCGGTGGCCGGACTTCATCGTGGCCCCGCCCGTCCGTGTCCTCGGGAGCCGGACCGCGTGCCTCGGCATGCTCGTTCTCCGGCGGCGGCTCAGGCTCCGGGTTGCCCTCGGTCGGCCCGTCCTCGTCATCCTCGAACACGGCCCAGACACTCACGTGGCCGTGGGCCGATCCATTGCGCTCGATCCACAGTCCGTCATACCGGCGCCCCCGCAGGCGCGAGTACGCCTCCCCGAGCGCCTTGCCATACCCCTTCTCACTCGGGTCATCCAGCTTGGGGGGAGCGAGATACCCAGGTGGGTCCGTCATCGCCTTCTCGCGGACCTGAGCGGTCCGGAACGGCTGGTCCCCGAACACGTCTCTGAGCCAACGGAGATGGCCGGCCCAGTACTGGGTATCGAAGTCCGATTCGGAGCGCCAGACCTTCAGGTTGCCCAGGAACCCGGCCAGTCCAGCGGTTTCCACGATGCCGCCCGCGATCTTCTCCCAGATCTCAAACGATCCAAACGACACGCCGCGCACCGGCCGTGGTGAACCGGCCGCGAACCATGCCCTGATCAGGGTCAGGATCGACGCCATCAGCTCGCGCCGGTTGTCCCGGGTCCAGCTCCCTAGATCGAGGCCTGATTGGCCCGGGTGCCGGAACGAACTGGCCGGACGATCCTGAGGGTTGGCATAAGTCGGCCGCAGCGCGATCCGGTAGACCCGACGCGTGAGGTCTCCCCGGACCTGCACCTGGTTCCCGAGGCTGATCCAGGTGATCACGTTCGGGAAGTTGGCCATCGTGCTGACCCCGAGAATCCGATCTTGCCAAGTGGCGGCCGTCAACGCCTGGGCCAGCGGGGCACCCTCGATCGTGTGGGCTTCATCGAACACGAAGAACTCCGCGCCGGTACGGAACGCGGCCGTGATCTGCTTTCTGAGTTCCTCCGCCTCGGGAACCCAGTTCATCGGTTCGGCCGCGCCGCCGGTGTAGACCATCAAGAGGCTGTCCGCCAGAAGGTTCTTGCCCACACCCATCTGAAGACCATCGATAACCGCCAGCGGCACCTTAGGAACCATGCCTCGAATAGCTGGGGTGACGATCAGCGCCAACACGTTGGCCCGATCAATGTCCGATTCAAACGGGAAGTCACCCAACCACTCCTCCAGCAACAGCCCACGTGCCGCCATGATCTCGGCCGGACTCGGATCCTCCGGCACCTTCAGGCCCTCAAACACCGGGTCCGGGAGAAGCATGGTCCGGGTCTGTTCGTCGTATCCTGGCTCAGTGACCACGGTCCCGTCGCTACGTACAAATGGCGCGTGAGCGATCCGGTCTAACGCGGCGAACCGGTCAGCTCGACTCAAGACGGCCGCCATAGAATTGGGGTCCGGCCAAGAATAGGAGTATGTGGTCCCGTTCGCACCCTCGTTCTCGTTGACTGTTATTGCTGTCTCTTGAACCACGTCGTTGAATGAGCCCTTATCTACCGGGTGCATCCCATCACGCTTACGTCGGGAGATCACCCCGCCGTGATTGAACAGTTCCACGGCGTTCCACCGGCTCAGCAGCGCATCAGTAAGATCGTTGATCACGGTAAAACGATCTCGGTTGACCACGATCGTGGTGCGCCCATCATCCGATTTGGGAGCCTCGCGAGTTTTCTTCCTGCCGGTCGGCTTCTGGTCAGATGGCTTGGGTCGGGCCTTGTCGATGACCCTGGCCAGGTAGTCCGCGCGCCGATCGGTCGGGCGTGCCCCCAATACATCGTCCAGCCCTGACTTACCTCCCCCGGGGAGGCGGCCGAACACAACCTTGTTCGCGCCCTCCATCGCCAGGGCCTCGGCCAGACCCGTCCCAGCCTCATACACCTGGGGGTTCTCGGCCGCGTCCGCGTCCAAGATCACTACCACATCGCGGCCGTCCGCCACCACGAGATCCGAGATCGGCCGTCCCTCGACCTGCCACATGCGACACCCGGCGATGCCGTACACGCCTACACCCGGCGGTGCGTAGCTCGCAGCGGACAGGCACTGCTTGGTACCCTCCACAATCAAGATCCGCTCAGCCGTGGCGACCGGACGCACGGCCCAGAGGACCGGGGTCATCTCCTTGCGAAACACGTACTTGCGCTCCCGGCCGCGCCCGTCCTTGGTTGGGTTGTCCGGCCGGACCTGAAACTCCACGTCCCCGGCCTCGTTGGTCCAAGGGAACAACAGCGCCGGATGGTTCGCCCAGTTGCCCCATACGCCCTCCTGAGGGTTGTCCTCGCGGCTCATCAGCGAACGCACGCCGAGTGATACGGCCAGCTCCACGTCTACGGCCTGAGCGGTCAGAAATTCCGCGTGGTCCTGGCTGAGCTGTCCTATCGGCCGCCCCGTGTTATCGTTTGCCACAGTTTGGTCTTCCCTCCAAGGTTGATCTCTCCGGGCCAAGACCCCCTCACGGAGGTCTTGGCCCGGCTCCGTCCCATGACCCTACGCCTGTGACGTTCAGTCGGCGGGAACCTCGGTAACGGTGGTCGGGGACTCCAGCTCATCCCGGACCTTCTGGAGAGCCTCAGCCATGAGTCGGGGACCCCATGTCTCCGCGTCGGAGATCGAGCGGAGCTGGGACTCCCGCCTGTCAATGATCTTCAACGCTTCGGCCAGATCGACTCCCAACTGAGCCGCGTTGCGCTCGGCACGTTCGGCCCGCTCGCGGTTCTTTACCCTGTGCTCGTTCGCGTCAGCAATCTGGCTGCAAAGCTCGGCGATTTCCTTCCGGCCGTTGACAGCCTCTTCCTTGGCCCTGGCCAGGAGACGATCCCGAGCATCGACGCTCTGTCGGGCCTCGGCCAGTTCACGCGCTAGCTGGGACACGCGGAGGTTCAGTGCGGCAGCTCGGTCGATCTCCCGATACGCCCGGTTCTTGAACGTCTCCCGCTCGTCCTCAAGTTCCTCGATCCGACCCTTCCGATGGATCAACCGAGCCAACTTAGCCTCAAGTTCCTCGACCCGGCGACGAAGCGGAGCACTCACCAGCTCAGCCTCGCTGACCTGCGCGTCCACCAGTTGATCCCACGTGTACAGCCTGTCCTTTCGACCCCACGTAGGGCTCCCAGGACCTTCGCTGTTGATCTGATCAACGATGCCTTGCCGGGCCTCGGCCAGTTCACGCTTTAGCTGGACCTTTGCCAGAGCCAGCTCCTGACGCGCTGTTTCAGCAGCCCGGCGCGCGGAGGTTTCCTTGTCCCGGTCTGCCATCAGTTCCGTGACCCGGCGCTCCTGACCGGCGCACGCCACTTTCCACTCATCCCGCTCCTGGGTCCGCTTGGTCAACTCAGCCTCAAGTTCCTCGACCCGGCGACGAAGTGGAGCACTTACCAGCTCAGCCTCACTGACCTGGAGGTGAGCCACCTCGGTGAAGGTGTACATCCGCTCCCCGTTGACCTCGACCCTGACCCGACCGTCCTCGATCTCCTCAACCGTCTTGACATGGACTGTGGCAGCCATCAGACCTCCCCATCCTTGGGGGGACCGGGGGGACCTTCCAGTCCTCCCGGTCCCCGGGTTCATAACCTTACAGCCTTGCCGCTCAAGTAGCAAGATGGCTCGGCGTTAAGCCGCCCCATTGATCAACAATCCATCCTTCTGTGGTTGTCTTCGGTCCGCTGGACACGTCATATTCGGGGCTCTCTGACCACCCACATAGACATCCCCATGGCCCGAACATGATCCCAACCCCTACATCCACTTCATCGCGCCAGCACTCCGAGTCGCATTTCGGGCACCGCATTAGGCGTTGACCCCCAGCTTCTTGACCGCGCGGCGGCCCTGGATGCGGGTCAGCAGATCAGCGGCCTCGCCCCGAGTCCGTACCCGAGGGAGCGCCTTCTCCGGCAGGCCCTCACGCAACAGGCGGCCCCGCTGGAGGTCCGAGACCGGCTGATTCAGCCAGCGCGCCGTACGCTCCACCAACTTCTGAAACGCCTTGGCCCGGTCTTCACCGATGCCCATGGCCCAGTCCACCGGGATTTCCTCGTGGAGTACCTCGATCCGGCCGCCCTTGTACGTGGCCAGCTTCCACGTGTCCAAGCCCTCAGGGACCACGACCACTACCTCTTGGCCGGCGCCCAGCACCCATGCCGGTCCAACCGGGAGCCAGCGGAGCCGGGATTCACCGAACACGTCTACCTTGCCGCCGGCTCCCGCGTGGCAGTTGTCGTGCCGCGTCTGGCCCTCAGACACCAGGCGCCGGGGGAGGAAGCGATGGCACAGCTCGCATCGGTGATGCGAGGCGGTGCACTGTGATCCGGGAAGGTCGCACGAGGGGCAGTCCTGCTCCTCAGACTCCTCCCGCTTCTCGCGGGGACCATCCAGGTCCAGCCCGAGATCTACCACGCCCACCAACTCATGGCGGTTGCTCGCACCCACGATGTCTAGGACCAAGAGATCCTTCTTACCCGGGTAGAGCCTGGTCCCCCGACCCACCATCTGGACGTACAGCCCGTGGAACCTGGTCGGCCGCGCGACGATCACACACGATATCGACGGTTCGTCAAAGCCCTCGGTCAAGACCGCGCAGTTCACTACCACCGTCGTTTCACCAGAGCGCAAGCGACGCAGGATGGCCCGTCGCTCCCCGCTCTCGGTACCCCCATCCACGGCCTCAGCGGCCACGCCGCGCGCCTGGAGCGCCGCCGCGAGCGCGTGTGCCGTGGCCACGGTAGGCGTGAAGGCCACGGTCTTCCGGCCTTCTCCGTGCGCCACATAGGCATCTGCGATTTGAGCGATAGCGCCGGACTCTTCCAGCTCGCGCCCGAGGTCCCCATCCGAGTAGTCCCCGCCGGTCTTGCGGACCCGGCCCAGATCCATCTCGGTCTCTACCACCACGGCCGGAAGGATCGGAACCAGGTACCCTCCCTGGTGGCCATCCTTCCCCTGTTTCCCGTCACCGTAGATGGCCTCCCTGATTGACATGTAGGAAACAACTTTCTCCCACACGCCCAGAGTCTTCCCGTTGTCACGCTCTGGCGTGGCCGTGAATCCAATGGTCAGCGGCCCGTACGGGGAGAAGGAGCCCAGGGTGGTCAACACCTTGGTCCAACTCGGAGCCGGTGCGTGGTGGGCCTCATCCACCACCACGGTTTCAATCGGCCCAGCGGCCAGGAGCGCGGCCAGTCGCGCATTCCGCTGGAGGGTCTGGACGCTGCCCACCACCACGTCCGCGTCAATCTCATTGCGTTCAGCCTTGACCACGCCGGTCTTCAGGCCCGGTGCGATGATGGCCAGCTTCTGGCAGGTCTGATCGGCCAGTTCCTCGCGGTGGACCAGGACCAGCGAGCGACCCAGCGCGGCGCGGCGCTCGATCGCGTGGCTGAACGTGACGGTCTTACCGGTGCCGGTCGGGTGGACCACCAGCGGGCGCCGGACGCCCTCACGCTCAGCCTGTTCGATGGCCGCAAGCGCCTTACGCTGGTAGGGCCTAAGACTCAGAGCCATCTATTCCACTCCCATCGACGCTAAGCGATTCTTGATCTCTTCGAAAAGTTCAATCTCGCAGGTCACGGTGTAACCCTGTCCTCCGGCGGTACACTCCGCCCCATACGCCTCGATCAACTCAATCAAGGTCAAGCGGTCAAAATTCTCTGTCACGTATCCAACCTTACCGTCTCGCCTGTGAAGTGTCAAACGGGAAAGCCCGGTCTCCTCCCCAAGAAGACCGGGCCTGAGCGGTCAGTGACCGTGCTGAACGTTTGCACTGAAGCACTTGTACGGCTGACCAGCCCATCGGCCACTCTCGACCTTCCGCTGCCCGTCGTATCGGATCTGGAGCCGGTCCCCGATCTGGGGCGCCGCGCCATCGAGTGCGTGCCGGAGCGATTCCCCGAACGCCTTCACGCGGATACGGCTGAACCCACCTAGCCACAGGTCCACGAAAGGTGTTAGACCGAAGTTGGTAGCAAATACGCCCTGGCGGAGAACCACGCCGGAAACCTCATCCCCGGCAGTCTCAGGCTTCCACGTGGTAGATGGGTCACCTTCAGTCAATGCGCGGACCGCGCACATGAGGCAGTTGTCCTGGCGGTCGTGCTGTTCGATCGTCATGCGGTCAACTTTACCGCCCCGCCTGTGAAGTGTCAAACGAGGAAACCAGGTCTCCTCCCCAAGAAGACCGGGCCAGTTCTAGTACGTGACCGGGGGCTCGTGAACCGGGTCTCCGGCGGACTTCCCGCACTGGTCCCCCGAGCCATCCGGGGCCTGGATCATCGCGCCGCACACCATCCCGGAATGACTGGCTTCGAACCGGTGCTTGGACCAGAGCGTCATAGTCTTGGTCACGGTCTCGACCCAGACCACTTCCCGGTCGTCGCTCTCTAGCCACCGTTCTACGGCCTTCCAGCCAGCGGCCTGAGGCGTGCGGCCCGCACCAGTTACATACCAGTACCCACCGGCCTTAAGCATCGCGTACGTATAGATATTAGGATTTTCACCCTGGCCACGGCATACGTATCGAATACCGAACAACAGGACCGCCCCATCTGGGATTGTCCGGCTGTCCAGCTTGAACTTGACAATCATTCGTCAACCATTCCGAGAGATGGGACGGGCCGCCCGGCGGGATGTGCCGGGCGGCCCTGTTGCTTCCCCTGGTCAAACCCTGATCTATCGCCTCAGGCAGCGAACTACGGCGTACCGAGAAACCAGGGGAGGCGTATCACGCGCCCTTGCGCCGGACGACCACGCCGAAGTGCCGGTACGGCTTGCCCGCGAAGCGACCCTTCTTGATCGGCTTCTCCCCGAAATATTTCACGGCGATCCTGTCGCCCACCCGGGGGTCCGCGTCGATCAGCTCACGCTTCAGGACCGCGCCGTATCCAATCACGCGGAACTTGTCCCCGCCCCTGGTCTGGATCGTGACGGTAGGAACCATCGGGTTCTCACCGTCGTTGGCGAAGTCGGAACGCGTCTCGCCCACCTTCACCACGATTCCCGCGATGCCCTCACCCTTTTCGGTAGGGACCCATCCTTCGGAGTCGTCCTCCACGACCTGGTCAAGAAGGTCATCGACATCGGCGAAATCGTCGTCATCCGGAGCGTCCGCGCCGAACAGTTCGTCTACCTCATCCTGGCCGGTATTCTTGGTCTTGCTGGGGGCCATTAGGACCCGCCTTTCCTGATCAGTAGCTAGTGAGCTAGTTGTGTTGTGCCAGGTGGGGGGTCACCACGCAGTCGGCACAGAGACAATCCCCCACCTGGCGCCCGTCTATCCGGGCTGTCGCTCCCTCTGGGAGCCGTCACGCGGATAGAGGTAGCCGCGTCCACCATGGTTCCAGCGCGTTGATCTTTGACCTGCCGGTCACCACAAACCTGTCTCGGTCGCGCCCTGCCACGGAATCGAACCGTGGCCCTCTCACCCGGGGGTAAGAGTCTGCGTGCCAGCTCAGGGCTACCGCCCGTCTCTCCGGGCTGTCACGGCACTACCTTCCGTCCTCGGGGACCTAGTTTCCCGGTCGGCGCATCGTCGGCCCGGTCCTTACTTCCGGGCTCGCCCTCATGGCCGAACCTTGTTGCCGGTCGTACCCCGTGGGAGGGTCGAACTCCCTCCTGGTCCTCCGGTCCCGACACATTCCAGCTCGTATTGGCCTGGCGACGGGTCTTGCTCCAGCGGGGCTAGCGCCGGGGGCCGCGCCGCGAACGCGGCCCCCTCGGAATGGTTGAGCCCGTCCGTCCCGGTCTCCCGGCGGGCTAATCTAACCGCCCGTCAAGGCGGTCAAACACCAACGGGCCTCGCCGCAAGCGACTACTACCATGGATATTGGCCCGATGCTCGCCGGCCGGGGGTCCTGACCAGCTCACGGCTACTACGTTACAGCTATTCCGGCGAAGTCGCAACCGGAACACAGGTGAGATGTGCCGGTCCGATCAAGGGGGAGGTAGCCCGCGTGCGCTCCTCCTCAGGACGGATGACGTACCTACAGTAGACGCACACAACCGCTGCTATCGACAACGATCGTTGATCCTTACCCCTGCGTCCCGTCAGGGTATTTGGTACGCGGCGAGGATTGATAGAAACGTGTCCCATTGACAATCACCCCCTCATTTCCTTGGGGACTGTGATGGTCAGTCTCCGATAGGAGGACCGCACAGTCACCTTTTCGGCCACCTCGGGAAAGTCCCGCTTCAAGGCTTCCACGTCGATCCGAGAAGTATTCACCACCGGGTAACTGACAACCTTGCGCTCCCCCAGGTATCCAGCCCCGGCGTCGCCGGTCCACATCCTGAAGAAATTTCGAGCTGCGTCCAGATCCGCATTCGCCTTCTCAGCGGCTACCTTGGCCAGCCAGTAATCCCGTAGCCACTCGTCCGCGTTCTCGGGCAGGTCCACGCTGGGCCGCACGACTACAGGGTGGATCTGCTTCAGCAGTTCCTCGGTCCGGGGGTGGCGGAAATCGTGCATTGGTGGATCGTCGCCCAAGATGTTAGCGACCCAGAACCGCTCAGCCTCATCGGCCATTTCGTGGAACCACTCCTGATCAAAATCCACCTCGACCACGTAGAAGTCCCGGGACCTATTAGAGATGTAGCAGGCCAGCCAGCCTTTACGGAGACCAAGAATCCCCATCTGCCACTGAATCTGGGCCTGGTATGACAACGGTGCGCGGCCGGTACCCTGGCCCCCCGGTGTGA